AAGTAATGGCGCTCGTCAACAGCTCGCGCGAGACACTGGACGAGAACGAGCAGCCGGTGCTGATCGAGGGCGACCTACCGGATTACGCGTTCGACGCCGAGGGTTGGTCGATCGACTTCGGCGAGGTGCAGCAGCCGCTCACTGAGCAGGAGAAGGACGTCATCTTCGAGAAGCGCCGGCAACTCGGTCTGGTTTCCACAATCGACGAAATCAAGAACAGGAATCCAGACATCAAGACTGACGAGGAAGCCGAGGCGATACTCAAAAACAACATCAAGGCCGAGACTCGGCGTGTTATCATGATGAAGAGTCTGATGGCTGCATCGGGCTCACTCGGAGCCAGCACGGAGAACATCGCCGCTGACGGAAGTCCGTCGTTTGAGACGAACCGAGGTACGCCGCAGCCACAGCAACCCGATGCACCCAAACGCAATTGACCTGACTGGACAACGGTTCGGAAGGCTGCAAGTCCTCCGGCCTAACGGAAAAATCAGAGGCGGCATCGCCTGGGAGTGCGCCTGTGATTGCGGCAACCGCAAGACGGTTGACGGCTCATCGCTGCGGCACGGGACCGCTCCGGTCAGGAGTTGCGGTTGCCTGAGACGCTATGCAGCGCGCGTAGATCACGAGGGCAAGAGATACGGACGCTGGGTCGCATTGCGTCGAGACATGTCACGAGCGGGATCCTTTTGGATTTGCCGGTGCGATTGCGGAACGGAAAAGTCAGTCGCAACTAGTTCCCTTCAGACCGGCGGCACCACAAGTTGCGGGTGCAGGAACAAAGAAAGGTGCCGATCCAAGCAGAAGGAATACTTCATCTGGAAGGCGATGCTTTCACGCTGCGAAAATCCAGACGGCCATGCCTACGCTAGATACGGCGGTCGCGGCATTGCGGTTTGTGGGGCTTGGCATGACTTCGATACGTTCCTTCGTGACGTCGGCCCTCGTCCGTCACTAGCACACAGCCTCGACCGGATCGATCCCAACGGCAACTACGAGCCTGGAAATGTTCGCTGGAGCGACTGGAAGACCCAGGCCAACAACCGAGCGCTGAGTGAGTCGCGCGTGACACGAGTCCTGAATGACGTCGAGTCTGCGATTTCTGCCGGCGAGTACTCGGATGCCCGCGAGGCCCTAACTCTCATAAGGCGAGCGTTGCTGGGTGTGTAGTTCGCTGTAACTTGACCCAGCGCAACTATCCATTCGACATCGAACCCGCATGGGGCTCGCACTCCGCAGCGTTGTCCTCCGCGCTCGCCTCACTACCGCCGGGCTCGCTCGTCATCGAACACGGCGCCGGGATGTACAGTTCGGTCCTGATCGCGCGGCACGATGTTCGCGTGGTCTGCATCGAGGAAGCCCCAGGCTGGCGCGCATGGGCCGGCTGGATCTACGGCGGTCGGGCCGAGTTGCTCCAGCGCGCCAAGCAGGCAACCGCGCTACTGTCGTCCGCCGCACTGGTTCTCATCGACGGCGCGGCCCGTGAGCGTGGCGACCTGCTCAAGTGGGCGCTCGACGCAGGCGCACCGCTCATCATCGCGCACGACACCGAGGAGCCGCGGCAGTACGGCTATCGGCTCGACGCTCGAGCGGACTACGTCATTACGCACGACGGCGGGACGCCGCGCACGACAACCTGGCGCAAGGTCACGCCGCTGTGATCATCGCGCTCGCGATTCCCGCGTACCGCCAGACCGTCAGCGTTCGCACCGCGCTCGCCTGGCAGCAGGACGCGCTGACCGCGATACAACTGGGCTGGCGTCCCGTTCCAATCTGGGTCGACTGCTCGGGCATCGCTCGCGCTCGCAATCTGATCGTCGAGCAGGCTCTCGGCGTCGGGGCGCGACTGCTGCTCATGTCTGACAGCGACTCCTTCCCGGATGTGAACGAGGGCGGACTGCTGTCGATGTGGCAGGCAATGCAGGACACCGAGTCTACGGTCGTCGCCGCTGCCGTCGCCATGCGCAGCGGGATGCGCGTGAACTGCGAGCCGGTCAGGCCTGGCGAGGTCTACGAGGGCGAAGCGGGTACGGCGTACATGTTGATCGACCTGTGGAAGCTGCGCGACCTACCGCGCCCGTGGTTCGTGCATCGCGACACGCCGGATGGGCTCAAGGTGGAGTGCGGCGAAGACATCTACTTCTGTCGCCACGCCAAGACGCACGGGCATCGTGTCGTCGTGAACTACGCGCTGCCGACGGGTCATATGGATCAGTCGTGTTCGCGGACGTTCGAGTAGTTCCCTAACGTTCTCCACATCTGATTCCGCCCGCGATCGTGACGGCACGAATGGCCCTCGCATGGGCTGCGTCGCCGGCTTCGGGCGGGAATCAGCATGATCATCAAGACCAATCGCATTCTCATGAACGAGGTCGACGCCTCGCCGGGCAATGGTGCTCCGGCTGCGCCGGCCGCTCCGTCCGAGCCTGTCGCCGAACAGAAGGCTCCTGCATTTGACCTCGATGCCCTCGTCTCTCGCCTCTCGAAGGTGATCGACGAGAAGGTCGAGGCCAAGCAGAACGCAGCATTCGCGAAGCTGCGCAAGGAAGGAGCGCTCAAGCAGGATAAGCCTGAGCCCTCTGCGTCTCCTGCGACTCCGACTCCGAGCGCGCCCGCTGTGGTGCAGGCCGGGATGTCGATGGCAGACGTCGAGGCACTCATCGAGCGCAAGAGCCTCATCGCTGCTCGCGCCGCGAAACACGGACTCAACGAAGCACAGGTGAGGCGGTTCGAAGCCGCACTCACCGGTGTGTCGCGTGAGTCGCTGGCTTCGGAGGCTGAAGCCTTCTTGACCGACATGGGACTCGTGCGGTCGACCGAATCAACCACGGTCACCCCTGCGCCGCTGCCGTCGGCAGCCCCGATCTCAGACAAGGGTTCCCCCGCTCCGGGTGGAGTCGCGAACTACGAGCGTGAACTGCTCGAGCGACCACTAGACATGTCCCCTGCGGCGAAGGCCGCGATGGACGCGAAGTACGGAGTGGAGAAGGCCCGCAAGATGAGACTCGAGGCGGCTCAACCGCATCTGTCGCGCATCAAGGTGACCCCCAAGTAACGGGGTTTTCAAATGGCAATCACCGGCGCTACCCAGACGTCTTCTGTTACCGAGCTCATTGCAACCGAGTTCATCAACGACTTCATTGGCGACTACCTCGGGAACTACAAGAACCCGACGCAGTTCTTCCTCCCCATCGCGATCAGCAACGGCGCCAGCACGGTCTCGCAGACCCGCTGGGATTCGCCCGTCGGCACCGTGCCGGATGACGGCGCGGGCGTCGACACCGAGTACAACGCAACCGAGGCGACGGACCTCACGGCAACTGAACTGACGACCCAGGACGCGACGTTCTCGGTTATCGAGTACGGCCTGCTCCGCGAGCCGTCGGACACGGCGCTCGAGGACGCGACGCTGCTCAAGGTCGCCGACATCATCGCGCTCGCCGTCGGTCAGATCGCTGACGCGATGAACGACGACGCGTGCGCGCTGTTCGCGTCGCTGTCCAACAGCTCGGGCGCCACGGGCGTCGACCTCTCGGTCGCGAACGTGGATGACGCGCTGTACTCGCTCGCGCGCCGCGGTGCGAAGGGCGAGCTCGTCGGCGTTCTGGACAACATCCAGATCGAGGACTTCCAGAACGCACTCCAGGCAGCGTCGACCAGCATGGCGGTCTACGCGGGTGCCGCGGATCGCATGATGGGCGTCTCGGCGGACCCGATGCAGGGCCGCAACGTCGAGGGCTACGCGCTCACGTACAAGGGCGTTCCGTTCTACCGCCAGGGCCTCACGGACACGGCGAACACGGGCGCGGATGTTGTCGGCGCGATCTTCGTTCGCGGTGACCTGCCGGCTCAGCGCGGCATGGCGACGTACGGTCAGGCCGAGCGCCGTCCGTTCCGCGTTGCCACGCAGCGCGATGAGTCGGCTCGTTGCACCGAGCTCGTCTTCACGGCGCGTTGGGGCTGCGGCGAGATCTTCGACGGCACGGGCCAGAAGCTCGTTACCGACGCGTAAACGTCACAGCGAGGGCCGGTAAGCCGGCGCCGGGTTGCAACGCCCCGGCCTCGCACGAGGAGATTGAATGTCCAAGAATTGGGGAAAGACTCCCATCACGAACGCGGACAAGCTGTTCGCGGCGCAGACGAGGTATTACGTCGAGACAGCCGACGGCCCCGAGGAGCGCATCGATCGCCGCCCGCAGGGCAAGGTCGAGCGGTTCGTTGACCCGGCCGGGAACATTCTGAACCTCCAGATCTTCGGCGACGGCGACTCGCGCCGCGGTGAGACCGAGATTCGGATGCGCGCGCAGTACCACAAGAAGGGCTTCGTCGAGTTCGCGAAGTGCCCTATCCGTCACGGCACGCGCCAGCACGCGCTGCGCGACTTCGCCAAGATGCCCGCCGAGCTGGCCGGCGAGTGTCGTCATGACCCCAAGGTGATGGAGCGCCGCGACGGTGACCTTTATGCCGTGAAAGCGTGTCCTCACATCGAGTGGCTCGTCGCTCACCGCAAGGCTGAGTCGGACAAGGCGTTCGCGCTACGCAATGCGCACGTCGCCGCCGCCGAGCAGGCGCGCAAGCAAGAGCAAGAGCTGAAGGCAGCGCAGGCTGAACTGCTCCGCGAACAACTCGCCGAGCGCAAGGCCCGCAAGCCGGTCAAGGCGAAGGACGCGACGGAGTGAAGCTCGTAGCGCCCACGCTCGCGGAGATCAAAGACGCGACGCTCAAGATGGAGGTCGAGCACGCCAAGCGTGTCGGCCTTCCTCTGCGCGTTGCGGAAGCGAACAACATCCGCCTGCTCGAGCGCTCCGAACAGATCGCGAAGGCTGCGAAGCCGAAGGCGAAGAAACAGAAGGCGCGGCCCGCTGCTGTCGACGCAAAGGGCGTTACACGCCGTGCCGTCGCGGCCTCGCCGATTGCCGTACCCAGGACCCCGCCGTGCAAGCACTGCGGCATCTGCCGACTCTGCCGGCGTATGAAGCGGGCGTTGGCCATCATTCACCGCCGCAAAGAGAGCCCCGCGCTCGACGCTCTCGCGTTGCGGATGTTCGTGTCGGCGCTTCAGGCACAAACGCAGATCGGCAAGTTCAAGGGGCTCACGAAGCGCGACGCTGATCGTGCGCTCGTTGTTGAGATCGAGTCCATCTGTGACGCCAGCGTCAAGCACCTGGGGGCGTGGCTGTGAGAACCGTCCAAGACATCCTCTTCGACGTCACGGGCCAGACGCTCGTTCTCGACGCGCCCGAGGGTCGTCCCTCGTCGGTGACGTCGGTCTCGATTTTCCCGTGGGATGCGAGCGACGACGCTGACTCCGAGTGGTCCGCGACCGGCACGGTCGAGACCAACCCGAACACGACCGTGTCGTCAGCGTCGGGCGATGGACAGGCCGAACCGCGCACGCTCAACGTTACCGCGACGACCGGCTTCGCGGTCGGACGCACATACCTGGTTACCGCAGCCGACGGTCGCAAAGAGTGGTTCATTGCTGCCGAGGTCGACACGGGCGCCGTATCCGCGGTGCATCCGCTCCACAACGCCTATGCAGCGGCCGATACGGTCCAGTCGACGCGTATCACAGCGACCGTCGATAGCACGTGGGTCGCCGACGAGGGTAACCTGCGCGACGACGCCGGTCCGAATCCTGCGTATCGAGTGCGCTGGGTCTACGTTGTCGGCGGCGTCACGTACGTCGCGGATACCTACTTCAATCTCGTCCGCTACGCAGGCAAGCACGGAGTGTTGCCGCAGAACGTCGAGTCACTCTCGGCGGGCTGGCTTGACCGGCTGCCGACCGACCACCGCAACAGCCAGGGCCGCTCGCTCATCGACGACGCGTACACCGCGGTCAAGTTCGACCTGCATACGGTTTGGACCGACGACTCCATGATGGCGAATGCCGAGGTGGTCGACGAGCTGACCCGGTACAAGACGCTCGAGCTCAGCGAGTTCGCGAAGATCCTGTCCGGCGGCGGCGACACCACGATGTACCAGGTCGCACGCGACGCCTATCAGCGTCGGTTCGATTCGCTGTCGCGTATTACGAACAAGACGCCCATCCGCGATGCAAGTGGAGCGGCGACAAACAAACCCGCGATCGAGCTGACGAGGAGGTAGGCGATGACCACCAAGTTCGACGTTCACCGTTCCAAGCGCATCGCCGAGAAGTCCGGTCTCTGTACCGGCATCGCTGCAGGTGGTTCCGTCTTCCAGTTTCGCAACGCGCACGCCACGCATGCGGTCCGTATCACACGCATCGAAGTAGCCCACCTCGTGACGACGGGCTACACCGCCGCGCAGGAAGTCGGCTATCACGTCATGGTCGGCCGGTCGTGGTCTGCAGCGCCGTCGGGTGGTACAGCCCTGACGCTTTCGGGCGACAACGGCAAGCTTCGCACCGCCGACGCCACGACGATCCTGACGGCCGGCGACGTCCGCATCGCGACGACCGGCGCACTCACCGACGGCACGGTCACGCTCGACGCACACCTACTCGCCTCGGATGCGACTTGGGCGCTCGCGGCCACGGCGGGCGGCGCGATCGGCTGGAACCCGATCATCTTTGAGTACAGCGAGTGCGGCGGTCTCATCCTGGGTACCAACGAGGGGTTCGTCATCAAGAACACGATCGCGCAGGGCGCTGCCGGTGTAGGCCGCTGGTACGTCAACGTCGCGTGGGACGAGGGCCAGGTCGTTCACTAGCCCCATGCTCCCCGCCTCGCCATACCTGACGGGCGGCGACACGCTCGCGCGGATCGAATCACTCGGGAAGTGCTTCTACGCGCTGCTCGGCCAGTCCAACGCCGTCGGCCAAGGCGACTACACGGGCGTCTACACGTTCCCGTCGCTGCCAATCGCCGGCGCCGAGGACCCCAGCAAGAGCTACGAGACGGCCTACTCGACGGTCAAGGTCTACTCGAACATCAACCACGGCGGCGTGGACACGGGCTGGGTCGACGCACAGCCGTACGCCGCCTCGGGCGTCGCGAACATGGGCCCCGAGCTCTCGCTCGCCCGGTTCCTCGGCACGTACGCACCGACGACCGCGCGCATTGCGAAGTACGCGGTGAACGGTTCGTCCCTCGCCGCCGACTGGCTGTCAGGCTCCAACTACGCCGCGGCGGCGATCACGTTCCTCAAGGCCCGCCAGGCCGAGCTCGGCGGCATGCGCCTGGGCGGCGTGTTCTGGGATCAGGGCGAGGCCGACGCGAGCGACGCGACGCAGGCGGCGAACTACCAGACGAACCTGACCACGCTCGTCGCGATGTTCCGCGCCGTCTTCGGTCCGATCCCGTGGGTGTTCAAGCGCGTGAACTCGACGATCGCACGCACCTACGTCGCCGACGTCCGCACCGCGCAGGCCGCGTACGCCGCGGCGGACAGCAACTCGACGATGATCGATACCGAGGACGTCACGCTCCAGACGGACGGCCTGCACTACGACACCCGCGCGTGCCAGCTCGTCGGCGATCGGTACGGCGCGGCGATGCTCAAGCTTCAGGGCTACTACACCGCACCGCCAGCCGCGACGGCGATGCCGTACTACGTCGGCACCAACGCGCAGCGCATCGTCACGAGCGGCACCGTCGAGGCGAAGTGGTGGGGCGGCACCCTGGCGGGCGACGTCGGAATCCTGACCGTCATCGGCACGAAGGACAACAACGCACCCCAGGCGCTCACGACGGCGGCCGGGTTCACGCTGATCGGCCACAGCAAGTCGAGCAACGGGACCGATCAGGTGTGGGTCTCGAAGTACTGGTGCCGGGCCGACCAGACGACGATCGACGCGAACGGCGGCCACATGCCGACCGTGACCGTCGCAAACGCGCACACGAACAACGCCGCCTATATCGACGTGTTCCGCAACTGCGTCTCGACCGGCACGCCCTACGATGTCGTCGCGTCGTCGCAGACCACGACGTACACGACGGCCTGCTCGATGCCGGGCGGAACGACGACGCAGCCGAATCAGCTCGTCGTCCAGTGGTCACACGGCACGACGGCGACGAGCGGCGCGAACAAACTCGCCGGGTTTGCCAATGCCTCGCTGGCGAACTTCACGCAGCAGCGCGTCGCGGACGAGGACACCGGCACGACGAGCACCGCGCAGGGCTGGGTCGTCAACTCGATGGTGACGGGCGAGCTCGCGACGGCGGGCGCGTACACGGCGGCAACCGCGACGTATCCGATCGCGACGCTGCAAAACAACATCTCGATCTCCCTGCTCGGTCAGAACAGCGGCGCCGCCGCGGACCTCTCGTCCATCAGCGTCGATGCCACGAGTGGCAAGCTTCGCCCGTCCACGTCGGCCCAGGTCGCCACGCTGCTCACCGCAGCGGGTATCGCCTCGAGCGGTGGTCTGTTCGGCCTGTTCAACTGCCAGGAGGCGAGCGGCAACCTAGCCGACGCGACCGGCAACGGCTTCACGCTGACGGCGGCGAACACGCCCAGCTACCAGAACACGGACACCGGCTGGACCGCGAAATCCGTCGGCATGGCCGACAACTCGACGAGCAACTTCGCGAACGCGTCCGCCAGCCTCGCGGACCCGTCGACGACGAGCTACCTGCTCATCCTGTGCGCGTCGATCACGGGCACGACCGCAGCACGAGCAGCTGCCCGTATCGGCTCGACGCTCAACCAGACCATCGAGGCGCGCACGTCATCGACGCCGCTGCACCAGCTGCTCACGGGCGCGACGGGCACGAACGGCAAGCTGGCGCCGTCAGGGTTCACGCTCTGGACGCTCCAGCACAACGTGGGCTCGAGCCGGCAGAGCCTGTTTGTCGAGGCCGAGCGCATGGACGCGAGCACGTTCGTGGCGCTCGCGGGCAAGGAGATTCGCATTGGCCGAACGCTCACCGCGAGTGCGCCGCTGACTCGTATCAACCACGTGATGGCCTTCTCGGGCGCATCGTCCGAGGTCACACCGTCCAAGCTTCACAAGCTCTACCGCCTGATGGGCTACACGCCCCAATGGATGTGACATGCAGATAATCAAACTCACTGAGACCACCGCTGCGCAGATCGAGGTCCCGTTTACCTCGGTTCTCGCGAGCAATCTGCAATCACGCATCCTTGGCTCGACGCTCGCGAACACGTCGATTTCTGTCTACGCCAAGCGGGGCGGCACGGGCGCAGCGGTCGCACTGACCAGCGACGGCACGACATGGACCGCGACCGACGACACCAACGCGCCCGGAGTGCGCGGGTACAAGCCGAAGACGGCCGAACTCGTCGCGGGGTTTCAGACGCTCGTGTTCACCGGGACCAACATGGAGCCTCGCGAGGTGCCGCTCATGGTCGTCACGGCGGATCCGTTCGATCCGGCGACGGGCGCGGCGCAGACGTCGCTTGCCAGCGCGGTATCGACGGCCTCTGGCTATGTTGACACCGAGGTCGCGGCCATCAAGGCGAAGACCGACAACCTGCCCTCGGATCCGGCCGACGCAAGCGATATCGCGGCGGCCACATCATCAATCTCGTCGGCCATCGCAGCGCTCCCATCGGCCGCAACCATCGCTACCGCAGTATGGGCTGTCACGATCGAGACCGGATTCTCGGCCCTCCAGTCCTTCCGCGGTCTCCTCTCGCTCGTCGGCAAGCACACCGACTCGTCGCTCGAGGACGGCTCCGGCGTGTTCTACGCCCCCGATGGCGTCACGGCGCGCGTTACCTACGCCATCGTCAACGGAATCAAGACCATCACCAGGAACTGGTAAATGGCGTTCTTCGGAAGTTTCTACGGCAGCGGCGGGTCTGGTGGGGGCTCCTCCTCTCCCACCTTCCCCGTCATCGCCAACGCCGCGACGGCCGAGTCGATCCGCGACCGCATCTACGCGCTGATCGAGGCCATCACGCCGACGCATCTCAGCGGCGACAAGTTCCGCCGCTACCGCAACGAGCTCGGCGCGGACTTCGACGGATGGGCCGAGAAGAACCCGGGGGCGCTGCGGAGGTTTCAGGTGCGAGAGGTGGGAGACGAGAACCCGCCCGACGTGACGAACTACGAAATCGAGGCCATCGAAGTCACGTTCGAGATCCGCATCGCGTACCCGCAGACGCATCGCTACGGCGGCGCGAACGCGATGGATCGAGATGACGTGCGCGTGGACGACTGGGTCGACATCAATCGCATGATCGGGCTCATCGGTCGTGGCAATTTCTCGGGGACGAACGACTGCACCCCGCTCGGCGCGGTGATGACTCGTGAGTCCGGCGGGCGCGTTGATTACATGGTTGTCACCGCACGGTATCGCTACCACCGTTCCACCCTGTAGTCCGTAACAGTCTCGACGGAGACGACAGCCGCCCACTGTGGCTACATGTCCAACCCGTCAGCGCTGGGCTCTGTCACATATTCGATTGAGTCCTCGTGGGGCGAGGACGTCACCACGATCAACACGCTTCGACTGCCCATCACATCGCCAGTTGATACGTCTGGTCTCGTTCACAACAAGGTCGACTCCGCTCGCGTCGTGCAGTACCGCAACGACGGTTCTCAGTGGGTCCTGGGCACGCAGGCCGGCTCGTTCAAAACAAAGATGTTCATGCCCGGTCACGGCTCGTCGACGACGGGCGCGACCACGATTACCGCGCTCGAGACGCTGATGGGCTACGTGTTCGGTAACGCCGCAGTGTCAGCGAGCTCGGGCACGACCGGCTCGGGCGGCACGGCATCGAGCATCACGACCGCCGCATCCGGCACGTTCTCGGCCGGATCCGTCGCGTTCGTCGGCGTCCTCGGTGACACGCGCGCCAATGCTCAGGCTGCCGCGATCAGCACGCACGTCACGACTACGATGTCCCTGCTCACTGCGCTTCCCGCTGCGGTGTCAGGTACCGACGTCGTGTGTTCGAGCACGATGATCTATCCGTCTGAGGGACCAACCTCGACGACGGTCCAGTCACTTCGCTTCCTGCTCCAGACCGCGAACCTCCAGTACGAGTGCCACGGCTGCTATCCGACGGCGGTCGCGATGTCCGGCCTCAACCCCGGCGAGCTGCCCACGATCGAAATTACGTGGGCGGTCTCGTGGTGGCGCTACTCCACAGCGACGTTCCCGAACACGACTGCGACGGATACCAGTAACCCGAGTGCAGTTGCGGCCGGCTCGCTGTTCGTTCAGGACAACGGAACCGTAACGCGTAACGCGCGCACGCAGCGGAACTTCACGCTCGACTACACGCTCGGCATTGAGACGCTCAAGGGGCCAGGCGGCGTGAACGCGTACCAAGACATCGTTGGTGCGCGTCGTACGCCCGACCAGATCAAGGTGACCTGGACCGAGGACGCCGACGCAGCGACCACGAGTCCTGTCCTGCCGGGTTACGGCACCGGTACCACGTTCAAGCACATCCTGTGGACCAGTGCGACCGCGGCCGGCTCGCGCATCGCGATGTATATGCCGCGCGTCTGCGTAACCAACGTAGCGGTCCAGAAGGCCGACGGGAACATCAACCGTCTCCAGTGCGAGGGGATGGCGTACACGTCCACGGTCACGACCAGTGACCTGACGCTCAGTGCGTGGCGGATGGCGTGGGCGTAGTAACCCTCGCAGACCTCTGCGCCGCGCTCGAACGCTGGATCAAGCGAGAACGCATCTCCTATCACGATATCCGAGACATGACGCTTTCGGTCCACGGACGAAAGGCAAGCAAGTGATTCGACCGCCAAGTCTCCAGCGCCCGCAAGACGAGTTCTACAGCGGCGATCCTGCGTTTGTTCAACTCCCCGAGAACCCGACGCCAGAGCAGATTGCCGAGCACGAGCACAAGTGGAAGGTAGCGCGCGAGACGGGCAACTACGCAGCGTTGTTCATCGAGGGCGAGCAAGCTACCAAGTTCACAATGGCCCCCGTCAATCGAACGGTGTGGCGCGCATTTGTGGACCGGATGTTTCAGCCGGTCGACAGCACCCGACGTATCGGGCCGATCCTTGCCCCGTCCATCCTGTTCCGCTTGTCTATTGTTTCGATCTCCGCGTTCGATGTCGCCATCAAGCGACGCCCCCATCGCGAGTGGGACGGGTGGGATATGGCCGAGCAGAACATCGTGGATTCACTCGATGCGCTCGATCCGCGCATCGTGACCGAGCTCGGCGACCTCGTCCATGGCCGCATGGTCGACCTCGCAAAAAAAAACTAGAGGCGCTCCAAATCATCCCATGGCTCCGCGAGGCGACCCGACGTCTCGGTGATTCGATGTCCCACCTCAACGATTGCGGCTCTTGTATGCAAAAGCAAAGCAAACAGACGCGACAGGCGATGGGGTGCGGATATGAAGTTCCTGCACGGGAACTCGCGCCACAACCATGGTCGCCATCCAGCATGTCGCGCACCTGGCGTGGCGACGTGACCGTGTGCCCTGGTTACTCGACGAGCCTACCTGACGTCCTCGAGGTGTGCCGCGCGCGCGTTCACTGGGAAAAGAATGCTGCCGCGTTCGAGGCGTTCTGCGAAGGCGACCCCACAGAACAGATGCTTGCCGCTGTCGAGATCCTTGAAGGATCTGTCAACGAAGTGACCGCTTGGGTGTCGACTCCACGCAGCGAAGGGGGCGGTCGTGATTAGTCAGATCCTCTCCGTCTTCAAGGCCGATACGTCGGACATGAAGACAAAGATCCGTGAGCTGTCTGGCGAGGAAAATAAACTCGCGCAGGAAGAGCTCAAACACGCCGAGCAACGCAACAGGGGGATGGAGGACTGGATCAAGGGCATCGGCAAGGCCACCGCCGTCCTGGGCGGACTCGGCGCTGCCGGTGCGCTCGCATTCTCTGGCATCAAGGCAGCGGGCGAAGAGGCACGCCTTGAGATGGCAGCCGGCGCGGTCAACGTTGACAAGCTTGATAGCGCATTCGGCGGACTGGTCTCGAGAATGGACTTGCTCAAGTTCGCGTCGCAAGGACAGCGCGGCGAGCTAGGACGGCTGAAACTCGGGCATCAGGAGATGCAGAACGTCCTGGAGACCGTGGGGCGTGCGACCATGGCGCTCACGCGTGCGGGCTTCGACCAGGACGAGGTACAGCAAAAGCTCCTCCAGTCCGTCGTAAAGCTCAAAGACGAGGGGCTCGACGATCTCGGACTCAAGTTCCAGGAAGGCTCGACTCAGTCCGAGACCTTGTCGAACATGATGACCGAGCTCAATCGGGTCATCGGCGAGAACTCGAACCTCGTAGAGACCAACGCAGACCGCGTCCAGAAGTTGTCGGTCGCATGGGATAACGCAAAGCAGTCGTTCCTTTCCTATATCGGGGCGACGCTGGACGTTGATGCGTTGAAGGAGGGCAAAGGCGGGCTCTTTGATGCTGCCAACGCGCTGACATTTGGCTACGCCGGAACGGTTCTTGAGAACCGGAAGACCCAGGAAGCAAACGCGAGCGGCGGCGCGCGAGATGCCGCGATGTCCGATATCGGTTCGTCTACCGACGAGAATGGTAACTACGTCGGCCCGGTCGATCCGTGGGCTGCGCCAGCCGGGCCATCGATCACGGACTACGGCAAACTCAAGGCGACCGTCGGCGACGCCGTCGATACGCTCAAGAAGCGGCAGGACCGCGCGAAGAAGCTTGCCGAGGCGGCGAAGAAGGCAGCCGAGGAATACGCCAAGGCCGCCGAAGCAATGCGAGCTGAACGAGAGGGGCGTTCGATCCTTCGTTCGGCAACGTACGGCGGCGTGACCGCGACTGGTGGCACGGCGAGCACGTCGCTCGGATCTGCGGCCGACAGTGCCCAGTATGACGAGTACGGCGTCGAGCAGACGCTCGGTGCGCAGATCAATCAGATCGAATCCGATCGGCAAAGGATGCTGACGGAGGACTGGCAGAAGCGACTGGGCGAGCAGCGCGCGGAGAAGTCTTCATTTCTCGAGTCGACCTTCGGCAAGATCGATGAGTTCAACGCCTACCACGAGGCGTTCTCGATGCTCACGGGCGGGGTCACGACGGCCATGGACGCATGGATCACCGGTTCGATGTCGGCGGGTCAGGCGGTCAAGAAGTTCATCGCGGACTCCCTCAAGGCGCTCGCGTCGCAAATGGCGGTCGAGGCGCTCAAGCACGGGGCGTATGCACTCGGATCGCTCGCGTTCGGCGACTATCGAGGAGCCGCGCAGCACGGTCAGGCGGCAGCGGCTTTTGGCGTGGCTGCGGTTGCTGCTGGAGCGGCGGCGAAGTCTATGGGGGGCTCAGGTGCATCAGGAGCAGGCGCATCGTCTGGTGGTGGTTCTGCGAGCGCTAGCGGCGGCACACAGGGCAACGGCGGTGACGGGAAAGACAAAGGTGGGGGAACCCACACCCCCATCATCGTCTACGGCGACAGCTTCGCCGATGACTCGCCGCGCATGCGGCAGCTGCGAGCAGAGCGACTCGTGAAGCAGGCGACGGGCAGTAGCGCGGTGGACCACTCGTAGCCTAACTCGCTCTTGCTGGCTCCGTCGCGCACATCGTCGGAGCGTGACCGTGACTTACTCGGGCAGGGTCGAGGCGCAGCTTACGATCCCAACGGGCGGTGCCAGCATCAGTGCGACGATCCCGAACGGCGCCGGCGTGACAGCGGTGACGCTACCGGCCGGTTCGTACTTCTACACGCAGGCGGGCGGCGTCTCGTCGCTGCTCGGGTGGTTGTCAGGTGTTTTGAACAACGGAGTCCAGGGCTATCCACAAACTGCCGTCGCGATGAACCTCGCTTGCGTGGCGGGCACGTGGGTCGCCGGCTACCTGATGAACGAGACGTCCGGCAGCCTCGCCCCCGTCTTTGGCGCGACAAGCCTAACCGCCGTTTCATCGCCGGTCTACGCAAACGCCGGTCCTCGCGGCGGCATCGACTACGCGATCTCGTTCGACTCGAACGCTGACGCGTTCTCTGGCGGCGACGTGTACGACGTCACTGCGGCCAATGACATGTGCTGGGCTGCGGTCGTCAACCTCGGAACAGCCACAACCGCGAACATGATCAGCAAGGGCGTCGCGGGCGTTGGCCAGGGGCGCATCGTCGTCTACACGACCAACACGAACTCGATCGTGTTCGAGGTCTACCGCGCCTCGGATGGCGCACTGCAGGGCACCTGCACGATTACGGACGCAACGCTGTTCGGCGGCGCGACGTGGTGCGCAGTGATGGCGGTCATCGATCGCTCGACAGGCAAGATGCGTCTCGGCGTCTGCCCGCTCGGCGGTTCGCCCACGGTCTCGGCTGAGGCGACCATTGCCGCTTCGGATACGTCATCCAGTGGCAACTTTCTCGTCGGTGTGCAGAACGTTCCGACGACGCCTGCATTCAAGATGTCGGCGCTCTACGTGACCGTCGGCGCTGGCGTGTGCTCTGGCATGTCGGCCTCGCTGTCGACGACGGTGCAGAACTTCGCGAACGCCATTAACGCGTCGTGGTCTGTTTCGCTTTCATCAACAACCGGGCTCATCTCTATCGGCTGGACTGGGTACGCGACGCCGACATGGTCGATCTTCTGGACATCGACCGATCTGCGCGACTTGCTCGGATTCACCGCGAACATCTCCTCGGTCACGACGACGCAGACCGGCACCAAGGCTGCTCGAGGTTGCTGGCTGCCGGATTGCCCGCTCTACATGGAGAGCGACCCGACGCAGGCGCCGCGAAAGACGGATCTGCGTCAGTCCGAGTCACCGACCGGAATCACGCTCGGGCTCGCCGGCAACAGCAAGTACCGGCACAAGGGTCTGCGCTGGAACGCGGTTCCGCAGGCGCAGGTATGGGAGTCAAAGGCGACGTATCAGTACGGGTCGTGGGAGGCGTTTTGCAAAGACGCAATCTTCGGACTTGGTCACAGCTGGTTCGTTCCGAGTTCGAGGATTCAGGTCTACTTCGATTCCGCTGGCACGGCGACGGCACTCGGCAGCGCGTTCAATTCAAACGCAGGAGTGAGCGGATGGTTTCCGAAGGGAATCGACGAGTGCAATCCACCGCTCACCAGCCCGCCTTACATGGGGCTATATCGCATCGAGATCCCGGAGGTCGTTACCGATGGGTGATTTCGTAACCTGGAGTGACGATCGACTGCCGGCGCGCTTCTGGGAAAAGGCCGTCCCGGAACCAAACAGCGGGTGCTGGCTATGGCTAGACATGGACAACTCAGCCGACAGGACCGCGTCGTATCGTTTCGACCAGCGCAGAAGGAGTCGAGCGGCGCGTCCTCACCGTCTGGCATTTGAGGCGCTCATACATCCGCTGGACGTCGGCATGGTTGCGCTCCCACGCTGCAACAACAGCGCATGCGTTAACCCCTCGCACTTCAAAATCTCTACAAGGTCCGAGTCTAGTACGCAACTGCTCGATCTTGCCGGAAAGAGATTCGGCCGACTGACGGTCGCGGAGCGCGCACTTCAACGCTGGCGCTGCGTGTGTGACTGCGGAGACGAGCGCCTCGCTACATCGACATGGCTTCTTTCTGGCGATGTCACAAACTGCGGATGCCAAAAACACGGCAAGTACGGAACCCCGACGTATCGCTCGTGGCAGTCCATGCTTTCTCGTTGCAGGAACGAGAACACTCCATATTTCAAAAACTATGGCGGTCGCGGCATCAGGGTCTGTGAGCGCTGGCTCGATTTTAAATCGTTTATCGAGGATATGGGCGAGCGACCGCAGGGGATGACCATCGACCGGATCGATCCCAACGGCAACTACGAGCTATCAAACTGCCGCTGGTCCACCTGGCACGAACAAGCGGCAAACAAACGCAACTCACGCAACCGCATTAGCGACGCCATGAATACGGCGATTCTCGCGGTGTCGTCTGGGCCGGAGATACTATCCAAATCCGACGTCGTCGCGTTGCTCTCTAGGCTGCGTAGCGCGTTCGTGGGAGACAAGTGACGACCACCTACGCAGCACTCGCCGCCGGGTCGACGACCGTAAAGATGGCAGTCGCCATCGAGGGCTATCCGAAGCTGATCTGCGAGGACAACCCCACGCAGACGCTCGCCGCCTGGTCCGGCACCGACTGGACCTCCGCGCTCGGCGGCCTCTTCGTCGAACTGCAAAACCGCCAGCGCATCGACCCGTACGACCCATTCACGCCGGGCGGTCGCTGCGTCCTGACCGTCATCGACACCGACGGCACCGACCGATTCGGCATCGACGTGTACCGCCGCAGCGCCGGCATCGAGACCGTCCTGACCGCATCGGTCGACCGCGACGACACCGCGATCTCTGTCGCCTCGAGCGCAGGCTTCACGGCCGGCAGCGACATGTACATCGGGACGGAGTGCATGGAGGTCGTCTCGACCGCAGCAGGCACGGTCAACGTGACCAAGCGCGGTAAATACAGCCCGTTCCGTTCCGGCAATACGTCAACACGGTTCGCCAACCACCACCGCGTCGCCTACGACCACAACCACGTCCTACTGAACCCGATCGTGTCGCAACAGCCGCGCGTTTGGCTCGGCCGTCGCGTCGGCGTCTGGATGCACACGGTCGCGGCCGACGGGACACTCAACAGCAAGGACGATGCGCTGCTTGTCTATGCGGGTGTCATCGTCGGCGTCAGCGATGACCCGCGATCGTTGGGGACGAAGATCGAGCTCAAGCACATTCTGGACGTGGTCCAGGACTCGACGCTGGGGCGGGATATCTACGGAGCGGAGATTCCCGAGGGGTTGTACCTGCAGACGGGTCGCGTGTTCAACTTCAAGGACGGCGCGCATTCGACGGCATGGAACTCTGCGAATGCGCTGACGGTTGTTGCCTCGGGTGCGTCCGGCGCGAACCAAGTCAACGCGGGCACGTACACCGCCGAGCAAATCTGCAACATCCTCAATCAATGGCTGGGGTCAGAGAAGGACGCCGGTCGAATCATCGGCCTCCATTCGTGGGGCTATGCCATCCCGACAAGCAACGGCCTGCGGACTAAGAACCATTGGCGGATCACATATGCCAGTAACGAGGCATGTGGGTGGATCTTCTCGCTGCCCGGCGAAGTGAGCGCGTTCCTGGGGTTCAGAGAATTCAAGGGCGACGAACGCGGGCAGACCGTCGCCGTTCATGACGAGGGGCGGACGAACAACACAGAGATTTTCGACGGGGATGCGGTCCCGTTTACAACACTCGTTTTCAAGCCGGCCGGCCCCGCGATCGCACAGGAATTCAGCGAGGCGCTCGTCTACCCGACACAAAACGAACGCGGTACGTTCGTCGATCAACTCGCCTCGCTGCCAGCGAACATCGTTGCTGTCACCGATAGCAACATCGGCTACCAGTGGGGCGTATTCCTGCTCGACGAGAAGCAACTCATCGTCGCGTCGTACGACTCCGCCGCTCACACCATCACCAACGCGTGGCTTGCCCCCTGGCGCATCACGGGCCAGGATGACACCGCCGCCCTAAAGTACATCGGACGCCGACTCGACGAGTCCGAGCAAGGCCCTGTCACGCTACGTCAGGTCTTCGTGTTAACCGGCACGCTGCAGAACATCCTAAAGCGGCTGTTCTACGGCTCCGGTACAACGAACTACAACAGCGCGACGTATGACTCATATGGCATCGGGCTCGGCATTGGCATCCCCGGTGAGCTACTGGGCACACAGTTCGACAACTCGATCGACAGCCTGCCTAGTTCGCAGTCCGAGATCGTCGTCATCTTCGATGAGGCGACGAAACTGCCAGACGTGCTCGCATCGGACCTGCTCCTGCGTCGTGCGTCACTTCGCTGGTACAACGAGCATCTCGAATTCAAGCAGTGGCAGACGCCAGCGGGCGGACTGTCGGTCGCGACCCTTACCGACGCGAACAAGGCTGCGCCAGCTGGCAACAGCGAAGACCATCGCTCGCCAACTCTCGAGTCAACGGTCTTTCAGCGTCCAATCGTCAAGATCGATTACGACCTCGACTTCGCGACCAATCGCGACGCCAAGGCCCGCAAGAGTATCCAGCTTGAGGACTGGGTCCCGATCGACGATGGAGGCGGAGAAACCAAACCGCTCACGATAAAGGCCCGCAATACGTTCTCGGACTTCGCCGGCACGGGCGCGGCCATCGAGGAACTGACCAAGGGCTACCTGGCAACCATGCCGCAGTTCTCGCGGTCGGCTCGCCATCTGCGCAGGTCGATTGACCATCGTTACTGGGAAGTGCTCGGCGTCGGCGACGTAGTTACCGTGACCGACACGTTCGCGCGCGATCCGGCCACCGGACTGCGCGGCATCAATTCGCGGTACGGCACGGTCGTCGAACTCACATATGACCCCGGCGGCCCCTCACCTGACGGCACTATTCGCCAGATGACCGGCGAGGTCGAGATCCGGTTCCCTGACGTGAACCGTCACCTGCCGTACGGGCCGAGCGCACGCGTCGACGATACAGCCCCGACTGGCGGATACGTCTCGGCGACCAAGACACTGACGTGCTACGCGCACCAGTACAGTGAGGCCAGTGAGGCGGCGGACGCAACAAACTTCCCTGCTGGCTACAAGGTCCGCGTCGAGCAGATCGATCCCGACGATCCGGCCGTGTACCTGTCGTGGGACGACACGGTTGCTTCGCAGACAGGTAACACGATCGTCCTGACAACGGGTCTCGCTGGCTGGGATTCGACCAAGCGCTACCGCGTCGTGTTCGACGATTATGCAGACGGCGTCACGGCGCAGCATGACTTTGCGTACGAGGCCGACTATGTCGATCAACTCGTACAGGACGTGGAGGCCGCGTATCAGTATAGCTCTACGCCGGACAACCTGATTCCGACGCCGAACACGGGGACGGACAAGGCGATCTTTCACTCGAGCGTGATGGATGGTGATGGCAAGTCGCGTGATGCCGGCACGGACGCCGACCTCGCGAACACGATCAACATGTTCATCGACCGGAAGTCGGCGCACCAGAACCCGTTCTTCGCGGCCGTCGATCCTGGCTCGGCAGCGATCGGGGTAAACACGAATACGGGCGGCTGGAGCGCCTGCTGGTTCACGCCGATCTTTTGCGGCACCGACCGTCTCGGTGTCGGGGTAATGCGCTACCTGACGCTCGCCCCAATGGCGAAGATGCCTGGCGCCGGAACAGGATCGATTCGTGTGACGCTCTCGAGATCCTTTCCGCAGGTCGGCTCAGGCTACTCGGCCAGTGTCGGAGGATCGGGACTCGCCAACACGCGCTTTGGTGACATCGTTTCCCAGAAGACATGGACCGTATCGAGTACTACGCTGAGCACGCTTACTGATCAAAGCATGAAGCTTAACGTAAAGGGGCTCATGACCGGGATCATCTGGCTCACCGTTGAGATCAAGGACAGTGCCGGATTCTATGGCTTCGGGAAGTACATCGAAGGTCCGCGCACGTTGCTTTAGGAGGTATTGATGGCGTTACCCAAACCACTCCTACTTGGCCCCGAGATCTCACGCGGCTCGACGACGCCAAATCTCACGCCCCAACTCTTTGGAACAACCGCTGCTGTCCCGCCGCTCTATGTTCGTCGCTGGGCGCGCAACGGCAGGTATCCCGATGCGTGGTTCGAAAGTGCGCTCGGCGAGGCAATGAACCAGGCCGGCATGTGCCGTACGAAAGAGGTCTTTCACGGCATGACTAATCTGCCGCGCAATGTCCTTACGACGCTGACCAAGGCATCTACAACACGTGCGCGCTGGCGCTGGGCGTTTCACACGGGTCCACTCACGCATCAGGTCATGGTTGTATGCGTGATGCATCCTAACGGGAGCACGACAGTTGGCGACTCACACGCGAGTGTGCAGATACAGAAGGCGGCTGGCGGAGGGTCACAGAGCGACGAGTTTCACACCGGCGCGAACGGCAGTGGGTCCCAGACCCCCAATGCGTGGCAGTTTCTGCGTCCTTTCACTACTTACCTGCCGGTTGACCCCGACACTGACTATGTCGGCGTGTTCACCGACGAGGTAGAGGCGACGATCCAGAGTGCGCTTGTTGTCGAGGTCGCGTCCATGACGCAAAACAACAACGGCTACTTCCCGCAGAACGTTCCCGAACGCGCGCCCATTCTGTCGACGGATCGTCAGCGCATGGCGACGCTCATCCGCACGCTGTGGCGACGCGGCGGCTCGCACGTCTTGAATTGGCATCGCGATGACAGCACCAATGCACCCCGTTCGATTGCCACAAGCACACCGACGAACCTCCACGACGGGACAACCACGGCGATCTCGTCGAGCTCGTTCGGCCACACGCTCGACATGCGGTACAAGGATCGGCTCACGCAGACGAGCGGTGTGCCCTGTAAGATGTACGTCTACGCAGGGATGGCTGCGGCAGGCGCGAGCGGAACGGTGTACCTCAAGAATTCGGCCGGCACGACGATCACCTCGGTGGCTGGGTTTACGAGCACCGCGGGATGGCAGTCCGTGCAGTTCAACCTGCCGGCGACCCTAGACAAATACGACCTCATGGGCGCGAACGGCGGCGTTGGCACGACGCTTAAGGTGCATGCCGTGTCGATCTTTGAGCACGAGGCGTAAGCGCCTGATACATTGACACCTCGATGAAAGTGTTACTGGGGTTTGTGGTGGCAGCCGGGTGCGTCAGCGAACCGCGTGAACCGCAGACGTGTCAGGAAGCGCAGCGCGTGGTCGAACAAGAGCACGGCGTTTGCCTCGTTCCAGCAGCGGTGGCCCCATTCGATAACTGTCCGTTGATTGTGTGGGCGTACTGCGGCGACCGCGCGAACTGTCCAGACGGCTGGGATATCGCCTGCGACGAGAACGACGCCAATTGCACGTATGGAATCACCGATCCTGGGTGCACCGACGTTGTCTTATGGGAGACGGTCCGGTTCGAGGCGTATCAAGTGCTCGACGGCAAACGAGGACTGCTCGAGCAGCCCAAGTTGACTGAGCCAGAGCACTGCCGATTCACGCCGTGTCTATGACCTAACCCGCTCGCTCCGTCGCCCCGTTCACCCATCGTTAGCGGGTGAAGGCGCTGTTGTTCCTGTTCGCGCTGGGCGGCTGCGACTTCGCGTACCAAACGCTCGCGGGCGGGGACTACGGGACGGTTTACGTCTGCGACTCAGGCGCGATGTGCGAGGGCGGCCAGGAAGAGTGGTGCTGGGATGGCGACGCTGACGAGCTCGAGCAACTGCTTGGCCCAGGCGTGGAATGCCACTCCATCGAACTCGGCGAGCGAGCCTGGCCTGCGATTGTGGGATGTGCGTACGATTGTGATGGCTCGAGCTTCTGCGACGCCCATTGCGGCTGTGCGTGTGAGGCGCCGTGAAACGCGCCGGCTCCATGTCCGACGACGATCGGGCACTCATCAGCCGCAAGACCCCAGCGCGCGGCGTTGAGTTCATTCCGGAGGAAGTGACTGGAGTCTACGAGGGTGAAGAACTGGCCCGCTTTCGGTCCCGTCGACCAACGGATGAGCGCATCGGTCGGGTCGAGGTAAAATTGGACAGAGGCGACGAGCGCCTAGGAGCACTAGAGCAGACTGTCGCGAAGATGGACGGCAAGCTCGATACGGTCCTCGATTTCATCAAGAGCGACCGCGACAACACGCACCAGACCGAACGCATCCGCATCGGGTCGCGTGCCAAGGTCATCATCGCGATCGTCGGAGCCATCGGCACGGCGATCGGCGTGGTCGGCACGATGCTGGCGGGGTGCGTGTGAGCGACTCGGGCGATATGGGCGAGATCGTCCCGCTGCACCCAGACGGCGAGTTCGACCGGTCCGAGACAGAGGAGTGGCGCTCGCTGGCCCGCCGCTCAGAGCGCGCCCTCGTCGACATCGACCAGCGCCTGAAAGACATCGTCATGCTCTTGCGCGACATGCGCGCGGACATGCGGACCGAGCGCGACCGCACTGATCAGCTCGAGCGCGACATGGTCGAGCACCGTAAGACGCTCGCGAACCTGGCACCTAAACGGAGAGTACGGAAATGACATTTGCCATTGCTCTGATCGGGGCGGTCCTGGCCGCTGCATCCCTGGTTCTCCACGTTGTCGCGCCGCGCACGAAGACGCAGTGGGACGACAAAGCCGAGAAGCTCATCGACTCGGCGATCGAGAAGCTGAAGTAGTTCGTCGTGGCGCACACGTTCCGTCGCGTGCTGACTCCTGGTGCGACGCTCTACACCGGGAACTGCACGCGCGAGACGGAATCCGGTGCGCCGCTCCTGTCATGTCCCATGTGCGGTCATGAGTTCAGGCTTCCGCCGATGCATGTACCTGACGAGATGGGGCGAGTTCCGTACGCAATCGCCTGCCGGTCGGGGACGTGCGGCTGGTTCGATTGGGCTGTCTTGGACGACTACTGGAGCCAGCTATGAAACGCATGTTCATTGAAGCCGTCGCCGTCTTCCTGCTCGCCGCGTTCGGGTGGTGGCTGCTGTGATCAATAAGGCTCACAAGAAGCCGTCCGGTGAGAACCTAATCGGACGCGATGGGTCGGCTAGATGAGCCGCTCTAAGCTCCCGCAGTGCTCGGCAGGGCGGGGCTGCGGCTGCTGTGGTGACGCCGGGCTGTCTCGCCGCAAGCGTGACCGCGCGTGGCAGAAGGCCGACGAGCATGACGGCTACCCTGCGGCACAGCACAAGGGCTCCGCCCACAAGGACGCGGGGCATCCGCTTAATCGCGATTCCTACTACGAGGGACGGAGGCACGCGCCGTGACCGCCGCCGTCATCACACTCGCACTCGCCGCCGCCGCGTCCATGGTCGGACTGGTTGCGCTCGTCGTCTGGTACCGCAACGCCCTGCGCTCTATCGACGAGCAGCGTGTACTGGCCGAAGGCTACCGCTCAGACCGGGACGAGGGCGTACGGCAACTCAAGGTCGCTGCCGCCGAGCTCACGGCCGAGCGGAAGCTGCGGGTCGCGGCCGAGCTGCAGCGGAATCAGGCCGCCACGCGCCTACGCGAACAGATGGCGCACCTGCCGCCTGAAGAGATTGAGCGTATCGCGGCGTCTGTGTTTGGGACGCCGCTTAGCGTGACACCGGGCAACGAATTGGAGAAGCTATGACCGTCTTTCTCTGCATCCTGGTCCTCTGCTCGTTCTGCTGCGACCTCCGAGCGAAAGGCGATGCCTGGGCTGTGCTTACTGCGCAGGCACTCCACGTTCTCCTAACGCTCGGTCTCGCTGCTCTCGCTCTGGTGAGCTACCTCTCGTGAGGCACCTGCTCGTCCTGGCGCTCGTCGCCTGCCACCACGCGCCTGCTCCCAAACCGCCGCCGCAAGTCGTCGTCGCGAAGCGGCCGGTGTGCAATCTGCCGGAGTTGCCGGGAGCGTTTGTTCCCGCAACGCATTGGAGCGACGACAAGAGCACGGTCACGCTCACCCGCGAGGACTGGGTCTCGGTCATCCAGTACACAGGCGGACTTCGCGACTGGATCGAGGCCGCGCGTCCGTGTCTCGACGGGACATTCGCGGACGACCTCAATCATTTCCTGGGGGCGCGGTGACGGACGAACGCATGCGCGCATGGACCGTCCAGCAGCCCGGCTCGGTGGCGGGCGGCCCAGATGGCCCCATCCCGGTCCAGCCCGGAGACATCGTTGTCGTGACGGTCGTCAAGTCCTGGTCGGACGTGGCGCGTCACCACGCGGAGGCACGTGCAAAGGCTCGCTGACCGGCTGCTTGCGGGTGAACACGCGGACGCTCCGACGTGGGCCGAGCGCGCGCGTCGCATGGGCGTCAACGTGTCTCACATGCGCGAGGTCAGAGGCGACCTTGCGAAGAAGGGGATGCCGGTCGCGCTCGCGCACGAAAGTAAAACCACGGTTCAGGTTCGTGCGGAGACGAAGTGGCCATCGGTCGAGGCATACGACGAGAAGGGCGCTGACTTTCTCGACGAGATCGAGTCAGAGCGCCCGCACGTCAAACCGGTCGTCCCTGATGGCCACACCATCAAGGGCGTCTCGACGTACGTCGACTCCGGCGGCGCGGTTAAGGGCCAATGGATCAAGACCACCGCCGTCAACGACGAGCGTCAGGCATGGCTTGACGCGATTCGCTCCATCGGCGAAACGCTGCCGCCGGTCGAGCCAGTCGCAGCACCCGCGCACGCCGATGAGGACCTGCTCGCGGTTTATCCGGTGGGCGACCCACATGTTGGGCTGCTTAGCTGGCATGAGGACGCGGGCGAAAACTTCGACCTCGACATCGCCGAGCGGAACTTGGTCGCTGCGTTCGCGCACCTCGTGAACCTAGCACCTGCGGCCAAGCGTGCGCTGCTCATCTTCATCGGCGACAACACACACGCCGACGGGCAAGCCAACACAACCACAAAGGGGACGCGCGTCGACGTCGACGGCCGAACGGTCAAGATGGCGCGCACCATCATCCGTGCGATTCGCCGGGCTATCGACTTGGTGCTCGCGAAGCACGGCGAGGCCGAGGTCAAGATCGAGCGCGGCAACCACGACGAGCTGTTGAGCGCCATGATCGCGCTCGCCCTGTCGATGTTCTACGAGAACGAGCCGCGCGTGACCATCGACGTCTCGCCCGAGATGTTCCATTGGTTCAAGTTCGGCAAGAACCTGATCGGAACCCACCACGGCCACAACGCTAAGCCGATGGACCTTCTCGGGGTGATGGTGGTCGATCGCGCCGCGGATTGGAGCGAGACGGCACACCGCCGCTTCTACCTCGGGCACTACCATCACCAAATCGTCAAGGAGGTTCCCGGTCTCATCTGCGAATACCTGCCGACGCTCGCGAGCTCGGACGCGTGGCATCGCTCGATGGGCTACCGATCGCAGCGGGCGATGTACATGGACGTTTTCCATCGCGAGCACGGGCATGTGAATCGGCACATTGTGGGTATCGGACAACTGAGGAGCGTCGTGTGAAGCGCGTGCACCGCGGCAGAACGCGACGCCGACGAATGATTGACCGGCGCTATGAGAAGTTCGCACAAGCTGCGCTAGGCGTCCCGCTCATTGATGCAGTCCGCATGTACAAGGCCGGCGAGATTGAAATGGGCACTCTCGCACGTGTCGAAATAGGCGCGTACCTGCTCATGATTGGAGACGATCCGTGACCCTTGTCCGCGCACGTCGTAGCAACGTCGTCCATGGCACGTGGGACCTGCGCCGCACTGCCTGCGCCCGCCGATGTGACGGCTGGATTATCTCGCCCGACACCGCCGTTACTTGCTCAGCCTGTATCCGCGTTGCCCAGGATATCGAGGCAAATGGCAACTAAGCGCCGCCGCCGCAAGAAGCCGATCGTCGTCACCGCCGAGGTCCTGGACGACGGCGACGAGCAGACCTTCGAGACCTTCGACGAGGCGTACACGCACCTGATGGCGTCGCTCGAGCCGGGCGGGTCGATTGACCTGCACGAGGAACACTGCGCGTTGGCGGCGGACGCGGAGGAATGCGACTGCACCCCTCACCGCATCACCAAGGGCGCGGTCGCGTGATCGTGGCCGGTCGCCTCACGAAGCCCAACGCTCTCGGCGTCTTTCCCGGCCAGGACGCGACGGGGAAGTACACGAAGCGGTGCATCAAGTTCGCCGACGAGAACGGGTGGGTCCGCGCCGAGGTGTGTAGTTACTGGGCGCAGATTGCCTTGGCCGCCGAGTTCCACGGTCGACCGCGCCCGATTGCCGAGGACACGGCGTGGCATGTCGTGTACGCGTCGCTATTCAAGCATGGGGAGCCGAGCTAATGTCGCCGTTTCAGCGCGCCTTCACCCATTACGACGACTGCGTTGATTGCCGCTACGCCGAGCGCAAACTCTGCCCAATCGGTAAGGCGCTGTTCGACGCGGCGCTACGGGCCGCGGAGATGCTGGCAAGTCCGATCCCACCCAAGGCGGTCGGCGAGGCATGAGCGGCGCGATGCGTGATGCGATTACCAAACTAGCCACGGCGGTCCACAGAGACCCGACCGCGACGGCGCGAGAGAAACAGCTCGCTCGCGCGTGGCTGATGCACGTGCACGGGAGGTTGCCAAAGTGATCTGGGACGTCGTCCAAGAGGCGTGGCGCAGGCTGCGCGGTCAACGAATTATCGACCGCCGTGCCCACGCGGCACAGGTCCACAGCGGCTACGCGACTCGGGCGCGCGACCTTTCGCATGTCACCGGCATTTGTGTGCATCAAACCGCCGCAGATATGGGCGAGGACCCTGCGCGTTACGACACGATGGGAGCACACGTCGGAGTAACTCGCGGCGGCCGAATCATCCAGTTGCATGACCCCGAGCGCTGGGTCTGCGCCGCGAACGGATGGAACGCAGGTACGGTATCGATCGAGATCAGTGGAAGGTACTGCGGCATCGAAGGCGACGAACGGACCTACTGGCGCAACCCGAAGAATCCGCTCCCGCCGCAGAAGCTCACACCCGAAGCGACCGAGGCTGGGCGCGCAGCGATTCGCTGGATCGTGGCTGACGTCGAGAAGCGCGGCGGTAAGATTCGCGTCATCGTCACGCACCGGCAGTCATCGGCGCAGCGGTTGTCAGACCCCGGGCAGGAGATCTGCCAGCAAATCATCGTGCCCATTGCGGCCGAACTCGGCATCGAGTTCGCTTCGGACGCGGTGCTCGGGGATGGGAAACCGTGCCCGGAGCAGTGGGATGAGAGGAGGAAGGGCGTCAGGTACTGACCCGAAAGGTAAAACGCCGACCCCGTAAGGTCGGCGTGCAGCCACCTCGCGGTGACCTCGTGGGCTACGCCCATCTGCACTTTCGCACGCAACCCTGACACCGCGATACCGATACGCCCCGCATGACCTGGCATCTCCTCTCGTTGGAGCAGCACGCCGTGAGACGTGGTAACGGCTGGGCCGATCTGACGGCGGCGCGGAGCTGGCCTGTTCGTCTGCGTTTCCCCGCGCAACTCATCGACCTTGCCTCGGAATCGGCGTTCCGGGGAAATGGAAAGCCAGCAAAGTCGAGAGATGCAACAGTTTCCACAGAGTCATTGTCCTAGCGGAACGGAAGGAAACTAGCTAAATCGTTCCGCTTTGTATCGCGGTGGAAACGAAATCACCCGGCGTTTTCCACACGACCGCCCTGGAGAACGGTCAGCACAGCCTGCCGGTCAAGGTCGGCCTCGAGCCCCGGCGCGATGTAGTGCCTCGACGTCACCGCCGTCCCTGCGTGGCCCAGGACGCGCGCCACGTGTTCGACCGGCACGACTGGCCTGGCGAGTGACGCGTGCGTGCCGCGCAGGCCGTGAGGGCTTACGGCGGCGATGCCGGCGACCCGACACAGCCGTTTGCAGTGGTACCGCAGCCAGTCACGGTTGCCGCCCTCGAAGAGACGAGCACCGCCTGGACGGCCCGCCGCAAGAGCCAGGAGACGAGCGCGCAAGAGGGCGGGGACCTCGAGACGCCGATCACCTGCCGCAGTCTTGTCGTTCTCAATCCACAGCACGCGCCCGCCGTCATCGAGGTCGCGAACGGCCCGGTTCGTCACGGACGACGCGCGCATCCCACAGAGCAGGGCGAGCGCGACCGCGGTAGCCGCCTTGCTGTCTTCCGCGAGACACGCGTCGAGTAGCTTGCGCGCTTCGTCGATGCGCAACTGCGGTTTGCCTCGCTTGCGCGGCTTGGTCGGCTCGAGACCAACGAACGGGTCCACGCGAATCCATCCCTTCGCGATGCACCAGCGGGCGAGGGCGTGTACGCTGGCGAGCTCGTGAAACTGCGTGTCGCCTGACGTCTTGGCAGCACGCGCCGTGAATAGGTCGCGTGCCACCTGCGGCGTCAGCTTCCTCAGTAGCCGGTTCCGGTCGCCCAGGATGCCGCGCAGTCGATGCTCGAGTGTCTGCTGGCTCCGCGGCTTGGACGTTCGCGAGGCGAGGTACACCTCGATCGCGCCGTTCACCGTTCGCCCGACCGCTTCCGCGTTGACCTCGACGACACGCTGCCGCGCAACGGCTTCGCTCGCAAACGTTGCAGTAACTCGCTCGCCGTCGGCTCGGACGACGACGACGCGCCACTTGTCTCTGTGCTTGTAGGGTCCATAGGCCTTGTCTGTTCGCTCTCGCATTCGGGATCTCCGTGATCCCGGGCGCCGATTCCGATCGGAGAGCGTAGCCGGGAGTGATTCGTGTTTGCAGCCGCGGCGTGTTGCTGCTTCGCGAGCTCGTCGCGAACGAGCGCGCGGATGAGGGACTCGAGGTCGCTCACGGCTTCCCCTTGATCGGCAGCTTGCGCGGCACGTAGCCCTCGACGCTCTTCTTGATCATCCGCTGAATGACCGCGTCCGGGCACTCCTTCTCGTGTTCCGGCGTGCCACGTACGGCGCCGCACTGGCAGCAGCGCTGGTGGCCGCAGTGGGTTGCAAGCTCACTCACGACGTCGCGCTCCGACCGCAGCCGGGTGACCATGGTGGATAGTCCTCGTTCGGCCCAAGCGGGAACGGATCCTCGAATCGTTGACCGAGATCGAACGCCGCACAAAGCCCACCCGCCTGCGCGAGATTGGCGGCGAGGCAGCGGAGGCGGTCAACATCGACGTGGCGCAGACTCCGTGTGAATCCATCGGGCGCGCGATCGACGAACCACGGCGCTCCGTTGCTGACAACAATTTCCACCATCACACCCTCCCCATCGCCGAGCGGGGCTCCTCGACAACATCGAACCCGTCCAGTCGTTCAAATGGATTTGGCCCCATGAACCGACGCTCGGCGCCGCACGACGGACACTTGCCTGGATAGTCGCCGTCGCCCATGAGCGTACGCAGCTTGCCGAGCTGCCCTTCGTGCCCGATCCACTTGCAATTCTTGCAGCCGCACCGATCCCAGCGACGGAACACGGGCGCGTCGCCGACGTGAAGCGCCGACGGTAACTGGACTGGCTTACCAGCAAGTTCGGCGCGCAGCACCGGCATCGCCTGATCAACGCAGACACGGCACGCACCGACGCTGATGTGCCGACTGATGACGATGAACCGATCGGCGAACTCGACGCCCGAGACGGGATACTCGATCTCGCGTTTCTTGCGCGGCGGTTTCTTCCATTCGGATCGCGCCCCGCAGTAGCGACACGACGAGACGGCTACACCGCGATAGATGAGCCTGCCCTCTTTGCGCGCCTCCGCGAGCACGTCGGCCACAAGTGCGGCGACATGCGCAGGCAGTTCGGCGTAACGAGCCGGCGCGGATAGGCGGTCGGCGGCGGCTAGTGCCGCATTGCGCACGTCGTCGTCCTGTGACGAAACGAGCGTCGCGAGATCGGCGTCTGATAGCGTGACGCTGGTTTTCATACGTCCCCCATCGCCGAGCGGGCGGCGTTGATGGCGTTCTCCTCGGCCAACCGCGCAAGCACATCGCCGTGACACAGCCTTGGCGCGCACCAGCACCCGAGTGTCTTGCCGCGCAGCTCGCCTAGCGACGACATCAGAGCGGGCTGCTGACGTAGCCACGTCTCGTACTTCACGAGCAGGTCTGCGCGGAGCGTGCGGTCCTCGGCGGCGTCCGTGGCTTTAGCCAGCTTGAACGGGTTGCCCCACTTCGATGGGCGACCGATGTACACGTCGAACTTCTCGCGCTTGCAGTGAACGACACGAGTCATACTCACCCCGCCTCCTTGTCGTGCTCGGTGTCGTGGAGCGAGATGCACCGCGCGAGATGTCCGGCGTGCCACGCCGGTTTGCACTCGACATGGCCGCCCCAGTTCTCGTAGCCGCACCGCTCGCAGTCCTGTTCGAACGGGTTGCTCTCTTCGCATATCGGCATGTGCCCATCCGCGATGTCTACGGCGAGTTGGGCAGCGCGAATCTCCACCGCTACCCTCGGGTCCTCCTCGCTGGCCTGGCCGAGACTGAGCCAGTGGCCGCAGTCCTTGCAGACCACGGCGCCATCGTTCGCGCTGATCCAGCCCGCGCAGTTCACGCCATGAACGACGCCGCACCAACCGCCGTCGCGCCAGTAACGGTGGGTCGTGTGGCGATGTCTGCACCTCACCTCCCGCCTCCCGTCAGCTTTGCCAGGACTGCGACATCAGACGCAGCAACACCGCCGCGCACGGGTTCCCCGAGCTGGAGCGGACGCAGGATGTTGCCGATGATGTGCTCCAGCGCCTCCCTCTCGTCCGCCGACAAGTCCGCCGCCCTCCGCTGGCGCAGCTCTGCAACAAGCGCCTCCACGTCGAGCGCCATGGCCTCCTCGTTGACGGCCGTCTCGCGAAACGCAATGGTGTCGCCTGCTCCGTTGGTGGTCCAAGCGCGGGCGCGTTGCAGGGCCTCGCTAAGTTCCTCCGTTGTAAGTCGCCTCTCGCTCATTCGGAACGCTCCTTGCGCAACTCGGGAGGCAGCACGATCACGCACCGCGCACAGCCGCGATACTTGTTGCCGTGGTTGTCAACGGCGTTGACGAACACGCGTCCGCCGCAAACGCCACACTTGTCGAGTCTCATTCGGAACGCTCCTTCGATGCGGTGGTGTTGATGTCGGCGCACCAACCGAGGTCGGGCACGGCCGGCGGCTTCACCGCTTCGATTTGCGCCAGTCGCGCGAACCGTTGCTCCGTGCCTGGAGGCAGCCACACGCGGAAGTACACGGTTGTGTGCGGCTTGTTCAGTGGATGGTTGTAGAACGAGTCGGTGAAGTGACCATCCACCTCGACGAGCGCGCGGAGGAATCGCTCCATGGCCGCTTTCGAGGCGTTGCACTCGGCGTCGTATGGAAGCTTGTCGCTCACGGCGTCTCCTTCGATGCGGTGATGCACGCCCGGCAACGCGCCGCCGTCAGTGGCAGTCGCGTATCCCAGGCAATCTCGGCGCCGCACAGTGCAAGTGGTCGCGGCCAGTGACCGCCGTACTTGATGCCGACCTCGGACGTGTCGCGAAGATGGGGCGTGATGGCGGCGACGGATTCACAGACGACGAGGGTCACGGTGTCTCCTTCGATGCGGCGGTGGGCTCGGCGTCGATTGGAGTCGTCGGCTCAGGCTCAGTGGCGAGCAGGCGAACTATCGACGCGTACACGATGCCGAATCGCTTCTGAATCTCCTTGAACGTTGCGCCGCTCTTGCGTGCAGCGATGACGTCAGGGGCCATCGCCGAAATGGCCCGCGGCCTGCGCTTGTTTAAATTCTGCTCACGTGCCGTGGCCCAGCGACAATTGCCAGGCTCGTAGTTGCCGTCGGAGTCGATGCGGTCGATGGAGCATCCGGCAGGTCGTTCGCCCATGTCAGCGAGGAAGTTTTCGAAGACCTTCCACCGCTCACACACCTTGATGCCGCGTCCACCGTATCGCGGGTACCCGACGTCCTTTGGATTCGTGCACCGCTTGAATATCGATCGCCACGTCAAGTACGTCGGGCTTCCGTACCCAGAGCCGTGCCCGTGACGCATCTCGCGTTTCTTTCTGGTCTTGATCAAGCACCCGCAGCTTCTGACGCGACCCGATGTCAGGTTCTTCGAGCGGACCTCTTTGGTTGCCCCGCAATCGCAGACGCAAAGCCATGCCAGCGAGCGACGGCGAACATCAAGCGGGGTTGTCGCGACGAGCTTCCCGAATCTCTGACCGGACAGATCCAGTCCTTTGAACACCCCAGCGACGTGGAGAGCGCGGGATTTGTCGAAGGTCATGGCGTCTTGCCTCGTGCGTAGGTGACCGCGTCGGCCCACCCGTCGGCGGTGCCTGGGAAGCGAGCAGCCGGTGACGGCGCATCCTTCGGGTGTGCGGTCGCGTGGTCCTTGGCGTCGCCGCGGAAGTGCGGATCGATACGACGCCACTTGATGGCCTGCGCCTCTGAGACTTTGAGGAACACCATCGTCTTGAGCCCCTCAAACGCGCACGCCCTGCAACTCGGGTAGCGCACCTGCATCACAAGATGCGCGCCGATGCGCTCCACGCGCTCGATGCTGTACTCGTCGGGATTCGGCGAGCGTGCGGCGAGTTCGGCGGCGCGCTTGTTCGCCGAGTCGATGAGTTTCTGACTCTCAGCCTTGGCGCGCGTCTCGGCGTCTCGGGCCGAGTCCTGTGCGTAGGAGATGGCGCGGCTGGCGTGCTCTTGTGGTGACGAACAGCGACAGGTCACTTGCCCCTCCGCGCGTTCAAAAGCCTTGCGATGCGGGTGCGGGCGCTGCGGCGCATAAACGACCCCAGCGGTGCGTCGAGTGCCGTGTCGCACGCAGCGACCCACACGCTCGGACGCCCACCTGGACACTCGAAGTCGTACGGCGGCTCGTCGTAACGCGACATCTCCTCGCGCAGCCCCCTCACCATCTCATCCGTCACGTCCTCGGCGGTCAGCGGCTCACGCGGGGTCATGGTGTACGCTCCCCATTCGCTACCGAGCGGAGCAACCGCAGTGATTGCTCGAACCACTTCGCGATAACCGGAAGGTGCGCAACAAGCCCGCGCACGTGATCGTGCAACCGGAGCAGTTGTGCGCGCTCTTTCTTCGTCAGCGGCTCACGCATTGGAGGACTCCTTCTCGATCTCGGCGAGGCGTGCCTCTCCGCGTGCGCGCCAGCCGTTCACCTCCTCGTCGCTCATGTCGTTCTCGCGCTCGGCGGCGTCGACGAGTAGCCGGCCAATCCCGCACGCCTCCTTCACCAGCGCCCGCAGCCGCTTGCAGGTGGCGAGCGCTTGCGCAAGCTCTGCTCGCAGATCCCGTGTCACGGTTGCGGCGCCCGACTTCCACGCCGGCCACGACGCGACCTCTTTCTTGGCTGCGAGTACCGCCTCCCACACTGCACTTGTGTGCGGATCGGAGGTGTCAAGCTTGAGCTTCTCGGTGGGGCTGGACAGTTCGGCGAGGTCGGCAATGATCTCGTCCGAACATGTGAGGTCGGCAATGTCAGATCCGCGTCCTGGGAAGTGCTTCACCATGTGCTCCTTCAACTCATCCCTCTCCGTCTCCACCTCCGCGACGCGGCGGGTGAGGGTGTCGCGTTGCTCGCGGAGTCGCTGGATAGCGTTGTCGTGTGTCCATGACATGCCGGGTGCTTCGATCTCGGTGAGCGTGACCCCATTGCGCGTTTCAAACGCACGCACTCGCTCAGCGTCAACCCTCAGCGTCTTCACCTCGTCGACAAGACACTCGCGCTCGGCCTCCAACTCCATCGCACGGCGCGCGGCAGCCTGCGGCGTGTAGCCGAGCCAGCGCGCCTGATTCTCTAGCCGCTCCCTCAGCGCCTTCACCTCGTCGCGCAGGGCGGTGTTTTCGGCGCAGACTCGCTGGTAGCGGTCGTAGATATTTGGCGCTGGCTCATCCGGCGTATACGCGAACGCGCCGCCGGGCGGCTCAGGCACGTCGATCTCGCCGCGCAGAATCTTGGCGAGACGTTCTGTTTTCGCCTTCATCTCCTCGCAGTCCTGCATGTGCCAGCCGTCGCACACGGCGAAGTTGGGGCAGTTATCGTCACTCACCCGACCCCTCCAGTTCTTTGCGGATCGCGGCAAGGCGGTCGAACGTCGGCCCGCCCGCGACGGTCATGCCGGTCTCGCACGCCTCCAGCGCGAGCCCACGCAGCCGCTCGATCTCGGCGAGCGCTTCGCGCAGGTGGTGCCCGCGCCAGTCCTGGCAACCGAGTCGAGCGACGCGCATGCCGTCACGCACGTAATCGCCGCTTTCGGTGTCGACGTTGGCCCAATGCGTGGCCTGCTTCACATCAAACCTCATGGCGTGGCCTCGGGGCGGGAGAGGCGAGCGTTGTTGAGCACGTCATTTGTTGCGACGCTCCACAGTTCCACCTGCCAATCAGGACTGTCGCCACAGAGCGCCTTGAGCGCATACGTACGCCTTTGAGCAGACGCCTCCGTCGTCCAGATCGAATCGACGCGATGACCATGGGTCATGACAATCCAGACTCTTCCTTGTTCAGTCATGCTGCCCTCTGCTTGATATGCGCCAGTGCAGCGCGGCCCAGGAACTCGGAGTACGCGGGTGGAATTGCTTCGCTGAGCTCCTCCAGTGTCACGTCCCAATCGACGCCCATCGCGCGCTTCTGTGTCTCAAGCTGGATGCGCCACACACCAACTTCCACCGTCTTGCGGCGGTTCGCGCGATTCGTGGCCTGCGGGTAGTCGCCGCGCTGGAGGTCGTGGCGGCACTCGGGCGCGAGTACCGGGAATGAACACTCGAACAGGCGGTGACGGCGGACGTCGAGACCGAACATCGAGCCGCACAGCGTCACCGGGGATTCAAGCGGGGCGCCTTCGACGTTCTCGATGATGTAGTGCGGGACAGGCGTTAGCTGGAGAGCCGTGCGGACATTGGGGATGAGATTCGGATAGGTCGCGCCGATCTTCTCGGGTGCCTTGCGTCGGTACGCGGTGAACGACTGACACGGCGGTGAGGCCCAGACGAGATCAAAACCAACGAACGAGAGCCCGCTACGAGCCCAATCGGCGCGGATGAATGCATCCCCGCAGTAGTTCGGCTGCTCCGCGATATCGACACCCGTCACGTGAAACCCGGCGAGTTGCAGCCCACGCGTTGCACCGCCAGCGCCGCAGAACAGATCGAGGGCGCGGGGCTTCACCGCCCACCTCGTGTCAGGAGTTTGTCAACAGCCGCGATAGCACGCGTGATCGGTGGACCGAGATGCGTCGTCGCAGCGAGCGCGCGTAGCCATTTGCGATCCGGGTGGACGAGCCACTCCAACGCCGCACGATCCCCGTCCGAGATCGCGAGCACCGGTTCCTCGACGGTGAAGGTCAGTTCGGCTGGGTCCTCCAGGAGCTTGGCCAGGACTTCAATCCCGGCCTGACACTCCTCGCCGTCGTACGCATAGGGCTCGTGGCTGTGCTTGTGGAGATTGAACGCCAGTGCGCGGAGTGCATTGAGCGAATCGCGCGTGATGGCAGTGGCTCGTCTAGTGTCGGCCACATAAAGAACGTTTCGTTCACGCTTGGTCACCGCCCACCCCCTGCCTTGCGGAGGGAGGAGATGCGGGCGACCTCGCGAATCTGCGCGATGTGCGCGTACTTCAAGTCAGCACATGACCTCGTGTAACGCGACGGTTCCTCCATCGCCGCGTCGAGGTGATTTGATGCGAGGTCGCACGCGGCGTCGCATGCACGACGAGCAGACACCAATGACTCGGCGGCCATCTCGATCATGGAGCGTGCGTCCGCGTTCTCCGCCCTCAACCTCTCGCACTCCGCCTGTGCCGCGGCGAGCTGGTCGTCGAGTTCATTGATGTGGTCCTCGTCGCTGGCGCGGAACGATTCGAGGCCGGCGATATAGTCCAGGAGGCCCAAGACGACGGACGGCGATGCGGCGGCGATGTACTCGGCGTCGGCAGGTGCAGCACCACACTGACAAACCCACATCCTGTCGCGGTCGAGTACGACGTACTCCACGTCTCGCCCGTCAGTCTCCAGCGTCTCGACATCCCAGGGACTGGGTTGTGTCGCAGCCTCGGCCAGCGCCCTCAGCTTCTGAAGATCCGAGGGGGTCACTTGCCCTCCGTCCAGATGCGCAGGTAGTGCTCCATCTCGGCATAGAGCGCATCTGGCTGCTTCGCCAAATCGACGTCCGCCGCATCGGAGCGAATGCCCGAGCGCTTGTAGATCTCCTCGGCGAAGAGCGACGATCCGTCGCAGTAGCAACGCTTGCCCGGCCCGAGCCAGTCGCACTTCTCGTGGACGATGGAACCCTCGTACGGTCCGGTGCCGCCAGGCGCAACCTGGAGATGCAGGTCGAGTGATGCCCCGTACGGCATGCGACCGTCCAGCCAACTCGTCAGCGTCGAGCGGTCCACGGTCGCCGGATAGCGCGACGTGAAGATCTCCAATGTCAGCGCCGCCGTGCGTCCGTCGGTCAGCTCCGTGCGGATGCCGAACACGTATTCGTCGCCATGAATGCCGTGGTTGTCGCGCTTGCGACCGTTCTCAACGAGCCAGTCACATGAGCGGCAGTTGCCGTTGCGGCAGTCCCAGCCTGGAGAGAACTTTGGTTCGAGTCGTTGAATCAACATGGTTTCCTCAATCCCCGGAGGGGCGGGTTAGGTTTCGCGCCCGACGCCAGCAGCGAGATGGCTGGCCATTCGCTGGTCGGGCGTCGTCAACAGCGGCGCCTAGAACGGCACTCCATCGTCATCGACGGGACCGCTCGGAGGAACCGGCTTGCTCGTGCCGTTGTTCGTCGTCCTGGCAGCACCAGCGGAGCCGCGCGCGTTGCGCAGCGATCCCTTCATCTGCGCGGCGAACGCCTTGAGGTCGCCGCCCTCGAGCTTCTTCTTCGGTGCGAACTTGCCGCGACCCGGCTTGTTCACCCACTTGACCTTGAGCTGCCAGTTGCCGTTGTACTCCTCGGGCGCGCAGACGTACTCGACGGTTTCGGGCAGGAGATCGCAGCACTTCTGCTCGTCAGCGTCGGCCAGCAGCGACAGGTCATCGCTGGCAAACCCGAAGTGCATCAGGGACTCGATCGAGCGCGCCGACGTCCTCTCGGTGAAGTACAAAACGGCCGTGATCTCCTCGCCGTTGTACTGCTCGTCGTCGACTACGCGGCCCGTCACGAAGGCGAACTTGGTGTGCTTGTCGTTGTCCGTCTCGCCGAGGCCAGCAGCAACAGCGCGAACACGAACGGTGATTTCTTGCATGGGGAGGGACATGACTCAGATCTCCTTGTTGGTCGCGGGCGTCGAAGCGAGCCCGGCGTGGATGCGGGTGAGGGTGTCGATGTCGGCGGTCTGGATCTTGTCGAGGACCGCCTGGCGATGAACCGGAGCGCCTGACGCGCTCATGAATGTGTCGAGGCCGATGCGGTTGAGCTCGGTCTTGATGCTCTCGATCAGAGACGCGGTGTCGGTGAGGCGCGAGCCGCGGGCGGCCGTGGCGAACGGGTGCCACGGGTGATCCGTGTCGAGCTCGAACTCGGACGGGACAGACAGGCGGCACTTGGCATCCCATGCGGCCTCACGGGCGAGCTGCATCAGACGGCGATTGCTCGCCCAGCCACGGGCTCGTTTGTCGCGCGAACCGTCTTCCTCGATCTTCTTCGAGCCGCCCTCGAAGTGCAGGAACCCGACGACGTCGCACCACTCAGTGAGCTGGCCAGCGAACTCCTTGTGCGCCGCCAGAGAATAACGATCGAAGTCCTCTCCTTCCGGGTTCTTGAACGTCGTGACGACGGAGTGGCCGAGGATGATGATCTGCACGCCCTGCGCGCGCAGCACGTCGAGCTTGGCGAGCAGCCGCCGCAACTCCTCGACGGCGGCGCGATAGCCCTTGCCGTAACCGCCGCCGACCTTCTCGATCGAGTTGACCTTGTACTTCTCGCAGAGATGACGATGGATCAGCGCCTCGAGCGCCGATGCCGTGTCGACTGCGAATGCGCCAAATCCGTGGCCGGGATGCGCGATCAGGTCGTCTAAGCAGTCGTTGAGCTGGTCATAGTTGCGCGGCTTGTACTCGTCGGGCTGGCCGGGATTGAACGGGTAGCGCGCCACCTCGAGCTCGCCGGAACCGCCCTCGACGTCAGCGAACAACGCGTTCGCGTCGGCGGCGAGCGTCGTCTTGCCGACGCCAGGCGGTCCGTAGAACATGAAACGCAGGCCGAGCGTCAGTCGCTTCTTCTCGATCTGCCCGAGGCGTGACGGCAGACTGGCCGGCGCCTTGGGTGGGGTTGCCGCGGCGGCCGGCCGTGGTGCGGGCGCTTGTGGCGCTTTGCTCGGGACAGGGGTTGCCATGCTGATGGCTCCTCGTGGCCGTACGTCGGCCGGTTACGCCGCGCTCACGAGCTCGGAATGAGCTGCGCCGCGCGGAAACTCGTTGATGTCTGCGCGTCCTGCGCAGACCTGGAAAAACGCACACATGTCGCGACCGCGAACGCATGCGTCATGGTTAGGTGGGGTGAGTCCTCGCGCGTCGAGTGCGCGCATGGCTTCGATCGTGTCGATCAGCTCCTGGCGCATGCGCGGCAGCTCGGTGTCGAGACGGACGACGACAGAGCGTGCGAGGTAGTCGTCTACGCGATCGGCGATCTCATTTGCGATGCGGTCCGTGTATTCCTCGACCGTCTCATCGCGGTCGCGCTGGTCGGCGTGAAGGCGCGGCGCCTCAGGGACTCCGTCCTTGTCCTTCTTCCATCCAGTGCCCGCGCACTCGTCGCAGGGAACATGCTCGACGGTGACGAACGTAACGGTCTTGTAGCCTCGGCCCTTCTCGATCTCTCCTGGCTTCGCGGAACCTCCGCATGCCTTGCAGCCCTTCCCCTTGGTGTACTTGCGCTTGTCCTCGGGCGTAGCCAGGAGAATCTCGTGCTGCGGGCGCTTGATGACGTCGTAGACGCAGCCCGAGATTTCGTAGTCGAGACCGAACGCAGCTCCATCCACATAGATGCTGATTTGCGTGTCGATCGCGAGCCGGTCCCAGTAGGGCGCGCCAGGCGATGTGTCCGCGGTGGACGTCTTGTGCTCGACGACGAACACATTGCCGGTCGAGCGCTCGCGGATGAGCGCATCAATCTTGCCGCCGATCTGAATGTCGCCGAGCCAATAGCGGAACTCTACCTCAACGGCCATCACCTCCCAGTCGCACGCACCCCATCGGGCGTCGTACGCCGCGGCGAGGACACGCAGGCGAGCGCGGTCGGTATCGTTGACGTCGACCTCATCGGCAGCCGCGAACGCAGCCGCGAGACGGTCCTCGCCTGTCTGCCAGGCGAGGTACCACGCCTCGAGCACGGCGTGCATCGCGGTGCCGAACTCCATCGCTGGCGAGCTCGGCGTCTTGCAGCCGAGTGCGTAGCGGAAGAAGTGGGCACGCGCACAGGAACGCCATGCGCGCAGCCGAGATGCCGTGTAGATCTCGCTCACCGCCGACCTCGCAGCGCCGGATTCAAATCCAGCCGCTCGCGCTTCCACTGAGCGATGCGCTTGCGAGCCTGCCGTTCAGGCGACGGCTTGCGCGCGAGCGCGGCGATGGCCTGCAGGCAGAGACAGAGGGCGCGGATCACGGCGTCACCACCTGCGCAGGGCTCCAGTCGCCATCAACGCTCACGGGTGGATTCGGTCGGCGTGTGGCGCAATCGTGAACGGCGATTTCGCCTACCTTGTGCACGTCCCAGACGCGATCGGGCAGATCGAGCGTCTTGATGTTAACGACGAGTCCACGCTCGGCGGCCCACTCACGGAGTGACGCGATGATGTGGCCGTCGTAGTCATGAAGGTTCGCCGACGTGCTAGGCGTGCTGGTGATCGAGTCGAACAACTGCCAGAGCGGATCCCGCTCGCACACCAGCACCTGTGCGATCTGAGCGGCGACGTCCGAGGCTTCCGCGTCGGTGACGTGGTAGCCGTGTCGTTCGAGTTGTTGGCGGATGATGTCCGCCATCCCTTGCTTGGTCATCGGATTCCTTTCGCGACATCCACCGCTAGGCGGTCGCATGCGTAACAAACTGATTCGCGGTAGTCCCAGCCGCGAGAACGGGCTGAGAGGTAGAAGCGGGTGAAGCGCCAGCGAGAGGCGGTCACGACGCGCACTCCCCGCGCTGTCGGTCGCGCATGTAGTCGCCACGCGCGTCGCGGTCATCCCGCATCCGCTCACGCTGAGCGACACGCGCTGCGCAGTCGTGGCACTCCTCGCAGACACCCTTGAGATCGACCTCGACCTCCGTGTGCTCGCGGCTGCACGCGGTGCACCGCGAGAAGTGATGCCCTTCTTCGCGCAGCCAGTGCCAAACGTCGCTGGCCGTGCCGGTGAACAGACGCTCGCCGTTCTTGATGACGTGACGGGCGCCGAACTCGGCCGGCTCGTGCGTCATGCCGACGTCGGCGAGGACTTCGGTCAGTGTCGGAGCGCGCCACATGTTAGGCCGCCTCCGTCTCTGCGTAGTCCGCCCACGCGTCCACGCCGAGCTGCATGCGCTCGGCAACGGCCTTGGCCCAGGTGGCGCGGTCGTTCGCGGCGACGGCCGCGTTGATCACCAGGGTGAGCCGACGGAACTTCTCGAGCGCCGTCGCGCGGTGGGCCGCAGCGAGCTGCTCGCGCAGGTGCTGCATCTCCGCGCGGATGTGGTCGATCTGCGTCAGCGCTTCGGCGAGCGCGTGGCGGTCGGAGGAGAGATCCGCGGCCTGGAAGGCGGTGCGGGGTGGGTTCGACATAACTCATGGTTATATCGAACCGGCGGCGCGGTCAAGTCACAAAATAACTTTCCGGTATATTTTCTCGTTCCTCGTCGGAGGAACGGCATGCCACCTCCACAAACATCGCGAATAATTGCTCGTAAAGCTCGGGCGCGCTGCGGCGAATCTTCTCGCCTAGCACGCGCCATTCTTCGGCTGTGTGAATGCGCTCGAGTACCCCAGAACCTTCTGGGGGAGTAGGAGTGTCCATGCGGGCTAGTATGGACGATCCGTCTGAAACTTTCGGGACGGCTGGCCACTCCCGAAGTAGCTGCAACTACTTGCGACGGTCGGTGTTCACGGTGTTGTCGTTCGTAACCGTATCCGCCTCCTCGATACGTTTCGCCATCGAGCGAAGAAGCTGAAGCGCAGCCTCGTACTGATCGCCTCCCTTGTGGCGCAACAGGTGGCCGAGTTGACTCCACTCCTTCTGCGCTTCATCCGCGAAGTTCTGGGGCTCTGGGATCGACAGCCGCCGACAGATCGGAAGCACGAGCTTTGAGCTTCCAGTCACACCGCTCTCAATCTTGGAGATCATGACCTGGGATGTACCGACATCCTCCGCGAGCTGCTCTTGGGTCAGCCCGTGGCCCTTTCGAGCGCGCACCATGATCGCCCGCCACTCGTCGTTGGTTGCGATCTCGGGTTCTTGCTCGTCTTCTGACGCCACAAAGTTATGAGACCACAAGGCCTTATAACTCTCGTGCATATGAGCGGTTGAACCGCTTATAACTTTAGGGTATACGGGTGACATGAGCAAGTCGCCCTGCGATCTGATGCGCGAAGCCCGCAAGCGGCTCGACAAGACGCAGTCTCAAATCGCGGACGAACTCGGCCTGCCTCAACCGCTGATCTCGCGATGGGAGACTGGCGACGCATTTCCTCGGACCGAGGACGTCCGGCGCGTTGCAAAGGCGTACGGCCTCAAACCAGAGCAACTGTTGCCGCGCGACGAGGCCAAGGCGTCGTGACCTCACAGGTTGTCCATGATCAGCCCGATCGCGATCGCCGCAACAACCACGCTCGCGACAACCGCCAGCACGACACCGCCTCTTGGCTGCCCAGCCTTGGGATCGTAAACAGTCGCCGGCCCGCTCGGTCGTCGTCGGTTACCGCACTTCACGCACACGGCCGGCTCATTTCCGGCGGTCGCCGCCACGAAGATCCACACCGGAATCCACGCGCCCAGAACGAACAGGCTGAGCAAGGCGTGCATGACGTGGCGCGGCGTCTTCTGGTTGTGCGGCTGGATGGCGTCGCACTTGGCGCACTGGAGTTGAAGCTGGCGCATCTACTCGCACTCCACAAACACGCATCGGTTCCGCGTGAAGTCGCTGACCACGCTCATCCCCTGTACGCCGTCGAGCGCCTGGCTGTAGTCGTACATCGAGACCATGCCGTCTCCGGTGCAGTCGCCGCCGTAGGTGCAGTCATGGTCCGGCTCGTCGACCGTGCCCTGGCAGCTGATGTGCCATCCATCATCGGGGCACGTCACGCCGTCGGGCACGCAGTACGCTTCCTGCGGGAAGACGCAGTTGTCGAACATCGTCGGCTCGTAGTCGCCATCGGCGATGGTGCACGGCCTGTGGTCCTGCGTGACGCGCTTGGACAGATCGGTGCAGTCGTAGTCAGCAGGGGCACTAGAGCCGCCGCATGCAGCGATGGTCAGGAGAAGGGCGAGGGTGCGCATGTCCTAGATGCTCTCACGACTCGCAGCCAGCGCGCTCAGCGGCGCATGCAGCGCCCGCTCGAGCTCGGTCGCGGACAGTTCCAGGCCGGTCACGCGCAGCTCGACCGTCACGGTGTAGCCCGGCGCGGTCAGGACGAGCTGGTGCGTGCGGCCATCGGAGCGGCGGGTGAGGTGGATGGGGTTGCCCATGAATTGAACGTAAGGGTTTCTCGGAACGGTGTCCTCATCTCCGTTCATGCCGCAGCACTGAACAACATCGGACGCCGAAACATGTGGCCGCACGTCGCGGCAACCATGGAGGTTTCGTTGTGAAGGCACTCGCACTCCAAACAGAGATGGATGTCGAAGATCCGATCGCCGCCATGAAGGCGCACGAGCGTAAGGTCGAAGAACGCCGCGAGCAGTTGCAGCGGTTCTTCAAGCTCTGCCGCGAGGTCTGTCGACTGCTCAGCTACGAGCACGTTGCGGCCGAGTTGGAGAAGGAGTGGGGCGACCTCGGGCGACATGTTAGCTCGGGTGTCCTGAAGAACACGATCGCACCCGACTCCAAGGGCAACTACTTCCGGTGGGAGTGGGCCATGTGGTTTGCCGAGCATAGCGAAGAGATCGCGGACCTGCTGTGCGAGATCGCCGGCCGTGGAAAGCCAAAGAAGGACCCCAAGGAGGAGCTGCGCGACCTCCAGAACATCATCCGCACGCACTACCCGAAGGACGCGGACAAGCACATCAGGAAGGCGGCGACGCCGTGACTAAGCGCTCTGGCGAGATAAGCCGTTTCGTCTACTTCATCGAGGCCGGCAAGGGCGGCGACATCAAGATCGGCGTTGCTAACGACGTCGACAGGCGGATGCGTTCGTTGCAGTCAGCGACGACCAAGACACTGCGCCTCATTGTCGCGATTCCTGGCGACCAAGCAGACGAGCGCGGCCTACACCGCAGGTTCAACCACGAACGTCTCAATGGCGAGTGGTTCAAGTCTCGCGGCGATGTGCGGTCGTTCGTTGACACGCTACTCGCGATGCCAGAGGTGGACCGGATCGCGTCCATCAAACACGCCGCTGTGCCGAATCCAAAGACGAAGCGCCAGAATATGCGCGAGCGACGCCGACCGTGGCTGAAGTACGGGCCAAATCAGCTACACGCGCTGTTCCATGTGAACGACGGTAGCACTGGCATCTACCTGTCCCAAGAAGCAGAGGAACTCATGGCCGCGTATCGCCGAGAGCGTCACCGCTTCGGACTGCGAGACGACGACCGACACGTACCGCACGGCATCTAACCCCGCTTGCCTCGCCCGAGGACCTCACCGCTGGCATCGGTGACGAGCACTAAACCGTAATCAGCGCGCCACTCCAGGGTGGAGGGTGCAAATCAAAACCTCGAACGAGGAGATGGATTCGTGCGCTCAAAGTATCCAATCAAGTACGACATCGACGATCCACTGCGCCAGGAGACTGACGAGTTTCTGCGTTCAAAACGAGACGAGGAATTTCTTCGTCGCGCGATCGATCGATTTTGGTCAAAGACGCACGGCGCAGCTCATGGCTGCATCGTCTGGGATGGCCAGCTCGTTAACGGGTATGGCTCTTTCGTCTTCCGTCATAAGACGTACCGCGCACATCGTTGGATCTACGAGCAGACGTACGGACCAATCCAGAATGGTCTCTTTTGCTGCCACAAGTGCGACAGGCCGAGTTGCGTAAATCCTGAGCACATCTTCCTGGGTACGCATGCCGACAACATGCGCGACATGTACGAGAAGCGAGCGGCGAGAAAGCTTGCGACGCTACCGAAGGCGCTCACGCGCACCGAGGTCGAGCCCGTCCCGGTCATCGTCAGAAAGCCAGTCGAGGTTGTCACGACCTCAAATACCCAAACGCAGAGCTACCGCCGCCTATGGCGAGAGATTCTTGCCGTCGATAGGGGCGAGGTTCGGCGTCGCATCCGTGGAAGCCACGGAAGGAGGGCGTAGTCATGACCCTCATTGACAAAATCCAACGCCTCAAAGGCGACGAGTCCCGTCTCGTCGAGCATCTCGTCGACCGCCTCCTAATGGGCCAGAGCCAATACGGCGTGTGGTTGTCCAACAATGAGCAGCGTCGACTGTGGGCCGAGACGCGGGACGAGCACCTCGATGCAGTGGCGTACCTCTGCATGGACGCCATCCAGCGCGCCGACGAGCAAGACAAGCGGACGCAGTGTCAGCGACACGACGCGGCGTACGCGCAGGTGCGGAGTGCGATTCGCGCCTCGTTCGTGATTGACGAAGCAGGCTGCAACGAGGTGGTGCCGTGATGGAGGTCGAGCTCATCGGCCTGCCCATCGGCCTCATGGTCACGGTGATCGCTCTGCTCGCCCATATCGAGCGCCTGCACGTCGAGATTCGCGACGGTCGTAGCGCGTGGTGCATCGAGCGTTTCCGCTGCCAGGTCCTCGAGCGCGAACTCGCCGCCGAGCGTCGTCGCGTCAAGGAAGGGCCGTACCGATGAACAAGCCCCGTCTGCTCTACCTCGGCTACGACGGCACCTACACGCTATCCCGTACCGCGCCGACCGTCGTGCACCATTATGGGCTCGACTACTTCGCGGCTCCGGGGATGTGCGCGATGGAGCCAGGCGAGGCCGGTCCACTCGCCGCGCTCAAGCTCGAGAAGTTCGAGGTTGTCCGGCTCGTCGTGCAGCGTCCCAAGCGGCGCAAGGGGCGACGTTCGCTGTCGGTGAGCGCGGATGCGTTCCGGCTGATCGAGGCGGCGGCGAAGCAAAGGAATTGGTCGGTCTCTCAACTCGTCGAGGAGGCATTGCGTGGCGTCTGACGTGTGCATCCGGTGTAAGCGCACGCCCGAAGAGCTGCGCGTCGCGTTCGGTTTGGCCAAGGCCGCGCCGATGCCGCTCATGTGGCGCCAGCGTCCATTGATGCGGATGGAGAGCCTATACGCGCTGTGCCGTGAATGCGCGGTCGTCATCCGAGACGAGCAAGGCGAGCGGGCGCAAGAGGCGATTCGGCAGGCGGAGAGGAGTGGGGTGTGAAGTACATCATCAACGGCCAACCCTTCAAAACCAAGGCCGCTCTACAGCGCTACGTGCGCGAGATTCTCAACGCGCAACTTGGCGAGGTCGACGATGCGCACGTCCCGTTTCTGATCGACCTGTTCTCACGTCACCAGGACGCGGACCAGAAGTTCGGCGTTGGGCTCAAGTACATCCGCGTCGTGCTGGCGATGCCGTACGAGACCCGCTGTTTCGAGATCGAGCGAGTCGACGGGACCAGGACGGATATCAGCTACCTCGAGTGCCTGTCCCCGAGCACGGTGTTCGACTGGCTCCCGGCTGCGTGTCGTACGGCGGTTGTTGACCAGATTCAGGCGTTCAAGGACGCCGAGTTCTCGGCTGGTCCGGTTGCATGCGCCGTTACTGGCGAGATCGTCACACGCGAGACCTGCCACGTCGATCACGCACCGCCGTGGACATTCGAGGTCATCGTCGAGTCGTTCCTAGATAACTCGGTCTACGACCTTGCGCAGATCGGGTTTGTGGACGGTGACAACGTCACTACGTACCAATTCGTCGACCGCGAGATTGCCGAGCACTTCGCCCGCTTCCATGCCGAGCACGCATCGCTTCGTGTGGTGAGCAAGCAAGCGAATCTGTCGCTGCTCAGGAGGGGTAAATAATGGCCTCCCATTGGTGCAAGGTCGCCTCGAATCTCGACAGCCACCCCAAGATCCGCAAGTCCGGCCGTCTTGGTCGCGAGGTGTTCCTCTTCGCGCTGCGCAGGAATGCCGAGCCCGGCAACAAGATCCCGGGCCAGATCTCCGCAGCCGAACTCGACCCGGACTACCTCGCCGACATCCTCCAAATGTCGCGTGACGAAGCTGTGACGGGCGTGACGGCCGCCGTCACAGCCGGATTGCTGCGTCACGAGGGCTCGTTTTTCTGCATCGTCGGCTTCGAGGCCGAATGGGGGAAGACTGCCAAAGACGGAAAAGAGCGAACTGCGAAATGGCGAGAAAACAAGAAGTTGGACAACCAAGTGACGGTCGTGACGTCACCAAACGTCACGGTGACGCGCGGTGACGCTTGTGACGCACTAGATAAGACTAGATCAGACTATAAGAGAGAGAGCCGCGAGCCCGCTGGGCTCGCACTGCTGTTCGACAAGGTTGACCAGGCAGGCGGCGAGACCGGCAAGGCCCACAATACGAAGGCGGCCAAGCGCCGCGCGGCAGACAACCCAGACCATCAGGCCGCGATCGATGCGTTCCACGCGCGGTTCAAGGCTGCGTACGGCACGAAGCCCGACTGGAACGGCAAGAACATCACACTGCTCTCGGCGCTTATCAAGCGTCACCCATTGCCCGTGCTCATCGAGCGCATGGAATTCATGTTCGCCGGTCGCGCGAAGTGGCCGCCGCCGCCCTACTCGGCAGATGTGTTCGTCCAGCACTTCGATCGCTGGATCGACATCGCCTCATCGACCCCAACGATGCCGCTGCGCAAGGTCGAGGAACTATGACCGACGCCATCGACCAGCTCGAAATGTCCGTCATCGGTGCGGCCATCCTCGACGCGAACACACTCGCCCTCCTCCCATCGCTTGAAATCGAGGACTTCCAAAACCTACGCCCACGCGCGACGTGGCAAGCCATCCGTAATCTCGAGGAGGCTCACGCCCCCATCGACATCACGACCATCGGCGACGAGCTCGGCAAGCTCGGCAAGTTGGACCAGGTCGGATTCGGCTGGCTCGGCGAATGCGCGCTGACCGTTCCGACCGCGGCCAATGCGATCGAGTATGCCAAGCGGCTCAAGGACAACGCGCTCCGCTGGCGACTCATGGCGTCGTTGTCGGAAATCGTTGAAGGCGGACGAGCAGGCCAGCTGACCGGCTCCGAGATGCTCGGCCTCACCCTGGCCACGACGTCACGACTCGACGCCGAGCAACCCGAAGACGCCTCGACCATCGGCGACGTCGTCAAGCGTCGCGTCAAACAGATCGAACAAGTTGCCGCTGATATGGCAGCGGGCAGGACGACCATGACCGGATTCAAGACGGGCGTCGAAAAGCTCGACGAGACGATCGGCGGCTGGCAGCCCGGCATTGTCAGCATCATCGCGGCTCGTCCGGCGATGGGCAAGAGCTCGCTCGGTCTGGCCACGGCCGACGAATGCACGAAGGCCGGTGTCGGCGTGCACCTGTTCTCGCTCGAGGACACCGAGCAGGCGTACGCAGACCGCGCGCTCGCACGCACGAGCGGTGTCGACGCCGAGCGCATTCGCAACGCGAACCTCCAAGCCGGGCACATGGGCGACATGTCCAACGCGCTCCGGTCGCTCTCGCGTCGACAGGGCTGGCTCTTTGATGGCCGCTCGGGAATCACCGCGGCCGAGATCGTCCGGTCCGTGCGCCGCCGCAAGCGGGACAACAAGACCCGCGTCGTCATCGTCGATTACATCCAGCTCGTCAGCAAGCCGCACCCGCGCATGAGCACACATGAGGCGCTGGGCGAAATCATCACGACGCTCGCGGATGCGGCCAAGCAGGACGGGATGGCCTACGTGGTCATGTCGCAGCTCAATCGTGACATCGAGAAGCGCGATGATCGTCGCCCTCTGCTCGCGGACCTGCGCGAGTCGGGGTCACTCGAGGAGCGCGCGAAGTGCGTGATCGGGGTGTATCGCGGCGCGGCGTACAAGTTGCCGCCAAAGCGCGGCGTTGACTACGACTGCAACTGTCAGCCGACGCCGAAGGACGACAAGGTGTGCATGCACACGCTGAGTCCGGCTGCGTTCGAGACGCAACTCCAGTTGATCGTCTTAAAGAACTCGAATGGGAGAACCGGAAAGATAACGGCCAAGTGGACTGGCCCAACAACGAGGGTTGACTAGATGTGGAATCAAACAGGGGTTCCGTTTAGGCGAGGACGGCGGCTGGTTGTCCCTGTCCGCTGTTCATGCGGCAAGGAGTCGGTCATTCGACTTGACGGACTCAAGAGCCAAAGGACCAGGCAGTGCAGAGCGTGTGCAACCAAGGGCAGCGAACGCGCACTCAAGCACGGCCAGACGCGAGGCGACGAGTGGCACCCGCTCTACGCGACGTGGTCAAGCATGATCCAACGCTGCGAGAACCCCGCAAATCGAGCGTTCAAGAACTACGGAGGACGTGGCATCCGCGTCTGTTCTCGGTGGCGCGATTCCTTTGCGGCGTTTCTCGCCGACATGGCCGAGCGCCCGGTTGGTCAGTCGATTGATCGAATCAACAACGACGGCGACTACGAGCCCACAAACTGCCGGTGGGCCACTGCTAGCCAGCAGGCGCGGAACCGTCGTCGCCCAACGAGGGTGCACTGATGGTCACGGCGCAGCAAATCGAAGCCGCACGCCGCGAGTACGTCGCTGCGATGGGTACGAACGCTGAGCGCAACAAGCGCAAGCGGCTGGAGTGGTTGGTTCAGCAGGCAAGACAGGAGGCTCGTCGTGGGTAAGCCAAGTCCAACGTCCCGCACGCTCGATGAATGCCGCAAACGCGGTTGGGTCGCTCAGGTCGTCGAGAAGTGGAACCCGCACGCGAAGGTCCGACAAGACCTGTTCGGCTGCATCGACGTCGTGGCGCTCACGGACCGCGGCATCCTGGGCATCCAGGCTTGCGCTGGTGCATCGCACGCGACTCGGGCGGCAAAGATGCGAGCAGAACCCAAAACGCTCGCTTGGCTCAAATCAGGCGGTGTTTTGGAGGTGTGGAGTTGGGCTAAGCGCGGACCGCGCGGCGAGCGCAAGGTTTGGACTCTGCGCGAGGAGGCGATTACACCATGAGTGGTGTATCAGCCCGACTAGAGGCACTAGCCGAAACGCACCGCGTCAATCCGCTGCACATTCTGGAGTGGCATTGCGAGCGGTCCGCGATTCGCCAGTACGAGGGCGGGCTGTCACAGACACAGGCGGACCGACTAGCGCTCGAGGATATCGAAGCGGAGTTGGAGGGGCGCAAGTGACCCAACTAGCCCTCCTCGGCTGCACCGACAGGACGGTGCGGCCATGACCATCACCACCGGCCCCAACTGGGAACTACGCCTCGGCGACTGCATTGAAGGGATACGGACGCTGGCGGACTCGAGCGTGGACGTGGTCATCACGGATCCGCCGTACGAGGCAGAGGCGCACGAGAAGGGCAAGCGACAGGGCAAGGCGAGCGGCAAGGGCAAGGAAGAGCGCGGCAAGCCCTACACGCGCGTCGTCGACGAGTCGTTCGACTTCGCCCCAATTACGCAGGCGCAGCGCCTCGAGGTCAGCAAGCAGTTCGGACGCGTGGCGCGGGTGGGGGCGGTTGTGTTCTGCCAGGTCGAGGCGGTCGGGACGTGGCGTGATGCTCTGGAGCAAGGCGGGCTTGTCTATCGCCGCACGCTGCCGTGGGTGAAGCCAGATGCAATGCCGTCGCTGCACGGCCGCTGGCCCGGCCAGGCGATGGAAGCCATCGTGCTTGCTCTCCGACCAGGTACGACCGTGCCGATCGGCGGAAAGGCTCGTTACTACTCTCACACACGAGAGAGAGGCGACGCGCGCGCTCATGACACCGCGAAACCCATCCGGCTGATGCGCGAGCTTATCGACGACTTCTCGCGGCCCGGCGAGACGGTGCTCGACGTATTCGCCGGCTCGGGAACCACCGGAGTCGCGTGCGTACAGGGCAAGCGCCGGTTCCTGGGGTGGGAGCTTGCGCCGTGCGCAAGGTGCAAGCAGACCGCGACCGCTGAATGTTTCTGGACGGTCGGAGGCGAACCGAAACGCGCCTTCCTGTGTGACACGCACGGCGCTCAAGTATCTGGCGAACCGGGATTTCGTTTCGTCGCCGGCAACATGTTCGACATCGCCTGCCGCCGCCTTCGCGGTGACGAGGCCAAGCCAAACCCCGCACAGCCGTCGCTGTTCGGTTAACCGCACCGCAGGGTGCAGCAGAAAGGGTGATTTGTGATTGTAGGACCAGACCAAGCAGCGCAACAGCGCTGGCTGAGCAACCGAATTGACGACCTCGAATCAGACCTGCGTCGTGCCCGCGAAATGCTCGCCGCCTACTCTGGCGCCGTTATCCCGCGCGCTGACTATCAGCGCGTACTCGACCAGCGCGACGAGCTCGCCCAGATCGTGGACGGGCTGACGGTCAAGCTCCAGAACGCCAGCGACCGCCGCGTAGCTCTCGCTCTCGCGACCGCCCTTGACCTCCTCCAAGAAGCCGCACGCCTCGGCTCACGCGATGCAGGCGGGCCGGCCGAGCAGGACTATCGGCAGCGGCGGTGCGCGTTTCTGGCGGAGAGCGGGCGGGATCCGTGGGGAGGGGTGTTGTGAACTCGTGGGGCAGCGCGCTATGGCGCAGCGACGATATCCACTGGTTCAAGTTCTGTCAGCAGTGGTCGCTGATCGCTGTCGGGCTTGCCATTCAGCACAACCTGATGGTGGTCGTGCATGGACCAACGGACGACGTCCAGCGCCAGGCAGCACACGAGATCGCGACAACCATAATCGCGACTCTGCACACTGCACGCGAGGCGAGCAGAGGTCTCGGCATATGGTGAGGGCTGACATTCTCGACCTCTTCGCCTCGTACAGCGAGCCGGATGAGTTCACCGCGCAGTATCAGCTGGAGCTCTTCGCCTGGGCCCGCGTCCAGCATGGCACGCACAGCTATGGCACGTACATCAACCACGGCTGCCGCTGCGACATCTGCAGGGCCGACTATCGCCGATACATCCGCGGCAAGCGCTACGGCGCGACTGTGACGCGTTCATATCGCTGCGGGCAGTGCGGAGAGGACGGCCACAACGCGCGCACGTGTAGCGCAGAACAGAGGGCCGCATGACCGACACCGAACTAAGACTAGAGTACGTCGAGCAGCTCTGCGCCGAGCTCGACAGGCTTCAGGCGGCCGAGGACGCCGATGCCGCGGAGTTCCTTTCGGCGCCTCGTCGCGAATTCATGTGCGAGATGCTGGATTATAGCGAATGTGAATGGATGTGCTCGAACTTGTTTCGCATTTGGCCGCCACTTGGGTATGCCTGGGACGCTCGACTACTTGACCTGATCGGCGGACCAGATGTGTGCTGGTCGTTGCCGAGCTTCGGCGTGGAGGATGGTCGCGTCTTTGTCGAGGTGATGATTATCGATGGAGATGACACATGATGTGCGAATGCTCCATGGGCCGCCGTATCGCCAAGGACAAGGGCTGTGTGCGCTGCGAGCGCATCGACCGAATCAACCGTGAGCGCGAGACGATGTGCGGCCGGGTCGTCGAGCGCATGCACTTCCTGGACGACTGGTGCCTGGCCTCAGATCTGCGCGATGCGCTGGACCTGGACGAGACGACCTCGGCCACGATGTCGCTGACGCTGCAACACCTGATGCGGCACGGCACAATCGAGTCGGAACGGGTGCCGAGGGTGGGCGTGATGTATCGGCTTGCGAAGAGGAGGGCGGCGTGACTAGCCACGCCTCTCGCCTCGTAGCCGGCCGATGCACGTATCCAGGCTGCACCGCTGAGCCGCTCGATGATAACAACGAATGCCGCTATCACCGCACGGCCAGCGCAGATCGGAAGCGATATTGGTGGGCGTTTCGTCGTCGGTATCGTCGCCCAAAGCAGCTTTGTCTAGTTTGGAAATGACATAGACGCGCACTGCGACGCTCGTGCACAGTGACTCCAACGCCGACGGGTGTGCGGCGTGAGTGGAGGCTGGAGTGATCGACCGCGAATACGTGGCAGGGATTCTAGACGGCTGTCGACGGCTGTATCCGGGCCTGTGTATTGGGGAGCCAGAGCGCGCTGCCGCATCGAACCAGGTGCTCACACCTGTCTCGTGCGAGTGCCGTAAGCGCTGGCTGTTCGTTGTAGACGGGGCCGATATCGAGCGCGAGGAGGTGCGGTCGCGCTTCGAGCAGTTCGCACAGGTGGAGCGGCTGCTCGGCTGTCCGCATGCGGTGCGCTCGTGACCAAACAACTCACCCCCCTCGAGATCGAACAACGCTCCCAGGAAATCACGCGTCGCGCGAACCGCATCTCCAAGGCAGCCAGTAAGCAGCGGCGATACCTGCCTGTCCTGCCGCTGGCGGATGGGGAGTTCACGAGCAAGGCCTCCGCGTCGCTCCCCGCCACGCGACGAGACTGCCCGACTGGCTACTGCCACCACGTCACGTGCAGGTGGCATCTCGCCATCGAAGACGCCGAGCACAGAGCTGGCCGCCCGGGACTCGCATCGGTACCACGCGACGCGTCTGGCCTGACGCTATCCACGCCGGGACACATCGGCACCGAGCGGGCGGGCATGACGCTCAGGCCTGACTGGCTGCGCGTCAGGGGCCTTGAGATACAACGGCAGGTCAAGGTTCACGTGTCGCGCACCGACGAGGGCTACACGCTGCACGAGATCAGGAACGGAACGCTTGACCACTGGCTCGGGTATCTCCACGACGGCGAGCCCGTTACAGCGCACGACACGTACCAGATAGCAGACGAGCCGCCGCTACTCGTGGCCAATGCACGCGCGCAGGGCGGCGCGCTCGTGTTCGATCGTGAGCTACCGGAGTACGTCATCAGTGGCGTGTCAGGGTTGCTGCTCACGCGCGTGCGACCGATCGCATCGTGCGCGCTGGACCTCATCGAGCGGCACGGCAAGCTAACCAACGAGCAGACAGGGGATGCGATCGGGCGGCACCGGACGCTCGTGGCCAGGGTGGTACGCAGCGCGATGGACCGAGCGATCGAGGTCGCGGCTGAGATGGGGATGACGGAGGGGGACCTGCTCAGGGGGCTGAGGGAGTTGGGGGCGGGTTAAGTACCTGGAACCACGCCATGACTTTCATGTCATGCGCAAGTTTTGCGTCACGCTATGACACCGGTGTCAGTTTAGCATGCGATGACAATAATTTCAACACCTTACGGTGTCGTAGTCCGACCTACCTGAACGGGGTAGATTGGGTAACCCTGAGCGGTATTTCGTAAACTCTTGAAAACATTTTGAAAGTTGCACCCGAATTCGCGATGTTCAGTATGATCCGGTTGTCATACGCACCGCGTTATCGCGTTCTGCGACGTCGCTCCATGATCTGAATGTCAGCCAGTGAGCGCCTCATCGACAACGCTGACCGCCTGCCGCGCCAGGTCGAAGAGTCCGCGCGCTACCGACATGCTGAGCTTGCTCGAGCTCGCCTTCTCCTTGCGGATCATGTTCTCGAGCGACCACTTCACGCCCTCGGCGACGATGTTCCCCGGGATGCGCTGACCGAGCTCGGGCACAAGCGACACGATGCGGTTCCATACGCGCTCGAATCCGCCGCTCGTCTTCGGATCGAGCCGATTCGCCGCGACGTCGATGCGCCACGTTCCGGTTTCCTTCGACTGACTGGCGCGAATTGACTTCGCGAATCGACCTGAATCGTTGAGCGCGTTCTCGCTGCGTGCCGGCGGAATGCTCCCCATCTTGCCACCGCTGTATCGCTCGACTGCCCACGCCTTGCCCTGAATGAACGCCTTGAGCGCAGCCTGGCGGTACTTGAGCGTTGCCTCGGGCGCCTTGGTCGCGACGCCTGCGACCTTCTGGCGCAGGTATTCGGCCATCCGCTGCGCAGGCTTCATTGCCAGGAACATCGGATCGGTCGAGATGACGATCGGTTCCGCAACTACGCGAACCGTGAATCGAGACTTGCCGGACGAGCCGGTGCGCATTTCAAGCCCTTGATTGATTATGAAAAGCTCGTCTGGCATTGCTCATGGTCTGAATCCGTAACGATCTCAGAGCGCATTACGCACGGGGATCGTCACGAGGGTGTACTGGTCCGACACGCCGGAAGGGCACCACTGCAACCGGCATGACTACGCGTTCGCGCGCGGCGATGTCTGTCATCAATGCGTGACCGATCCGCCGCCCGATGTGGACGGTGTCGAGCAGGACGAGCGCGAAGTCTCCGCGCTGCGTTCGCGAGTCAACGAGTACCGGGTCAACTCTCGTTCATGCCTCGGCGAGTCCAAGCGGCTCCGCGACGAAGGCACCGCGCAAGAAGGCAACCTCGCGGTCAAGTGGAACGACTGCGCGCTCAAGTGGGCGCGGCTAGCCGAGGAGCAGCAGACACGCCTCGACGAATACACACGCGATGACCGGCTGATCCGCCGCGAGCGCGAGATGGCCGGCCTGCGAGGGAGCGATTGACCGCTTGGCTCATCGCGCTCGCCGCACTGGTACTCGTGCTGACTAACTCGTCGTACCGGCGCCGCGCGATCATGCGCAAGGTCTCGGACCGGGTCGAGGGATTCGATCGGTTCGTGGACGTCGGCGTCGTGCTGCGCGTGATCCGCGTCGACCCCAATGGCGATATCACGCTCGATTCCGGTCGCCGAGCTCGAGTTCTGCGCGAGCACCGCTGGGGCGGGCTCGTCGATACCAAGGCGACGCCACCAGCGATCGTAGGTCCATCTCGCAACCCGCGCATCTGGATGTGCAGCGAGTCGCAAGAGCCGATCATTCTGCACGCCGACTCCGTTCCACTCGGGCATCTCGTCATTGGTTCCGAGGGTGCTGGCAAGACCACCGCGCTCGCGATGTGGCATCACCGCCGCTGGATCGAGAACCTCGGCGAGTTTCGCGAGGGCGGGCAGACCGCGCCTGTTCTGAATCGCCTGGGGCTTGTGAAGGACGAGTTCAAGAAGCTGTGGCGCCCGTCCTGGGGCCGTTACTGCCAGCGTGATGACTTCACCGGATTCGAGCTCTGCGACGGGTCGCGGATCCGCTTCCAGCACACACACCGCCAGTCCGCATCGCAGGGCTCGCCGATCCAGGGTTTCAACTGGTCATGGGCTGGCCGCGACGAGTTCCAGGATCAGATCGACGTCCACCTCGACATCGAGTCTCGTCTGCGCGCTGCAAAGGCCGGACGCGCGAAGCAACTCGCGACCGCGACCGCGAAGGATGATCCAGATTGGCGCACGCTCCGCGACTCGATCATCGCGGGCGGACAGTGGGCGATGAGTCGTCTGCTCGTCGCGGAGTCACCGTTCGTCGCGGAGAACTTCCTGGCGGTCAAGCGCCAGTCCGGCGTGACCGAACGAGAGTTTCGCCGCCGCTGGCTTGCCGAAGACGTTCCGCCCGAGTCGCGCGTCTACTTCTCCTGGGACCGCAAAGAGAACCTGCGCCCCGCCCCGCACGTCGGCGCTCGTCGTGTGACGTCGCTCGTGCTCTCGCGCAAGACCGGCAACCGCCGGCACAACCTGCTCATCGGCCACGACCCCGGCACCGCGAAGGCCGCGTCCGTATTCCTCGAGGCGTACGAGATCCGCGGCGAAATCTGCTGGTGGGTCCGCGGCGAATTGTGGACGCTACACAAGAGCACCGAGCAGCACGCACTCGATGCGCTCGCCATCGCGCGCAAGTTCGGCTGCAACGTTCGCCCCGATGGCGAGATCGCACACGTCCGCGCGCAACCCGTCGGTCAGGCCGAGGACCGCCCCGACCTCGACGTTTATCGCATCTGGTCGCGCTGCGGTTTCGACATCAAGGCGGCTCAGTACAAGAAGGACGGCACGGGTACGGGCGTCATCAAGAAGGACGCCCGTATCGAGATGGTCAACCGGCTACTCTGCGATGCAGCCGGCAAGCGTCGCCTGTTTATCGACGTCGATGACCACGGCAAGCCAGTCGCGCCCAAGCTCGTCGAGGCATTCGAGACGATGGAGCGCGATCACCGTGGCCGCGCCGAGCACGAAGCGAAGGACGAGAAGGATCCGACCGACGCGCCTTGTGCCTTGGGCTATGCGCTCCACCCGTTTGAAAAGGAATCGGCGACGCAATTGCGTAACGACATACGAAGGGGGCTCGCGTGAGTCTGTTCGACATCCTGGGCATCGCGCCCGACAACATCGCTGGCGTCGGCGACTTCCTGAAGAAGTACTACGTCGAGAACGCGTCCGAGCTCGCCCGCATGGAGCACGCGCGGTTGCTCGACGACTTCTACGCGGGCGGCGGCGACGACGAGATGAAGTGCGTCATCGACACGATGTACAGGGATGAGCGCAACCGCGAGCGTCGCAAGGCCGTCATCGATGCCGAGCTCGACAAGTACGACAACATCATCGCGCGCATCGTCCGCGAGACCGCGACCGTCTACAGCGAGCCGCCGCGTCGCTCCATCAAGATGGGCGACCTGACGTACCAACTGTTCCTCGACGCGGTCCAGATGGACGACGCCATGCGCGAGGTCGACCGTAAGCTCGCGCTGCACGAGAACGTGCTGCTCTGGTATCGCGTTCGCAGCCTCACCACGGGCGAGCGTGAGCCACTGCTCGAGGTCGTAAGCCCTGCGTCGTTCTGGGCTATCTGCCACCCGAAGGACCGGACGCAGCTCGTCGGGATCATCTTCGACCAGCGGATGCCGATGTCGACGCCGGCCGACCCGGCCTATCGCGTCTGGACCCATGACCAGACGTTTGTGATGAACGGCAAGTGCGAGATCTTCCGCTCGTCGATCGAGTCATGGCCGCTCGGTGTCATGCCCGGTGTGCTGGCGTCGATCGTTCAGCCCGGATCGAAGCCGACGCTGCTCACGCAATTCCCATCGATGGACTTGCTCTCGGCGCAGAAGGGCATCCGGCTCCAGGCGATCAACCTCGCGAAGGAGTCGATCAGCGCGGTCCGGCAGACGTACATCACGGGCGACACGAGCGCGACCGCGATGGGCCAGCAGTCTGACACCGAGTCGGAGATCATGCTCGGCGAGGGTGTCACCGCTACGGCCGTCGATCGAGGGATGGACCAAGAGCAGTTCCGCGACAACGGCGGCTACATCGGCGATGCGGTGGCCAGCAACCACGGCCTCTCGCCGAGCGTGCTGCGCAACCGTGACGCATCCAGCGGCGCCGAGATCGAACTGCGCATGATGCCGATTCGTGCGCTCCGCAAGGAGCGTATCCCGGTCATGCGTCGCATCGAGGCGCGCATCGCCAAAGTAATGGCGCTCGTCAACAGCTCGCGCGAGACACTGGACGAGAACGAGCAGCCGGTGCTGATCGAGGGCGACCTACCGGATTACGCGTTCGACGCCGAGGGTTGGTCGATCGACTTCGGCGAGGT